GCAGGTTTAGCACCACCTACATTTTGTGCAGCAGGTTTAGCACCACCTACATTTTGTGCAGCAGGTTTAGCACCACCTACATTTTGTGCAGCAGGTTTAGCACCACCTACATTTTGTGCAGCAGGTTTAGCACCACCTACATTTTGTGCAGCAGGTTTAGCACCACCTTGATTTTTAGGTATATTTGCAAAAGTATCAAAGTTTTTATAATTAAGTATAGCAATTATTAGTAAAACTAGGATAAAAATAATAATATTCATATTCATATTTGATAGCATATATTATTATTTAGTAGATATTTTTAAAATATTATTATTTTAAATTTTTTAATTTTATACAAATTCTGGTTTTTCATCAAATGTATATTTAGCGGGTGTTACACAATCATTACCTAATATTATAGTATTATCAGGACATATTTTTTCTGGTGGTGCAGTAAATTCATAATCTTTTAGTTCATTCGTTACTGTTTTTTTACATAATGATGTATGTTCTTCTAAAGTATAACCATCTGGACATATTTTTTTAGCTATACTATTAAAACAATATTCATCTCTAAATACTTTATTATCACATTCAAAACATTGTCCCATTTTACATACTTTTTCAAATGGTTCTTTTTTTTGCATTAACGAAAAAATAATGATTAAAAGTAACATTATTATTATAATATGTATATTATCATTAAACTTATTTAACATTTTATTATAGTATGATATAAAAAATAATTTTATATTATAATTTTTTAGAACAAATTATTTCCTTATCATCAGTTTTATAATAATTTCTAGAATGAAATAATTGACAATCTATTGCATTTTCTTTTAATGCATGTTCAAATTGTTCTATTAATTTATTTTTTTTCTTAGCTAAAGACCAAATATATTCATCTATTGATATGTCTTCTTTTGGATGTGTTGCTAGATATAAATAAACAAATACATGTTGTTTAACTTTTGAAACATCTTTATGAGAACAAAAACGTATACCTCTTCCTATAATTTGTTGTATACGTGAAAAATTCCAATATGGTTCCAATATATGTATTTGTTCAACACGTAATAAACTAACACCTTCTTTAATACTTGGACTACCTAATATTATTTTAATTTTAGATCCATCACTATTTTCCTTTTGATTGAACATATGTTTAATTTCTTCTTTCGTATGATGTGATTCATCTCCTGACCAAATAGCATATGTTTTGGGTCCTTCACCAAATACTTTATAATTTTGGTAACCGTGATATTCTATAAATTTTACAAATGATTTTATTCCACCTACTTCTTTAAAATTAGAATAAACAAATACAGGGCCTTCAGATTTTTTAATTTTTTTGAATATTTTAAAAAATTTAATAGAATATTTATCTATATTTTGTAATTGTAATACATCATTTTTTAAAGAAGAATATCCAATATCACCTATACTTTTATTAGGAAATGCAATATTTGATAACATTCTAGGTCCTAAAAAAAAATCTCCGGGTAATTTCAATATATCAACATCTTTAAATGATCCTTTAATATTATTATCTAATTTGGATAAAGATGTTAAATATGATTTATATTGAAATTCACTCATATTACATTTTACTATTTTAAAATCATAAGATGGAAAGGCAGTGGGTGGTGCACCACGATAATATGAAATCATATTATTAGTAAGATCTTTAAATAATTTTAAATTAATAGGCTTATAAAACATCCCTTGATCTGTTTTAACTAAACTTAAAAATTCATTATTAAAATCAATTCCAATTGGTAATGTTTTTTGAGGTCTTAATAAATTAAGTGTTAATGCTATTTCAACTGGTCTATCAAACATTGGCGTTGCTGACAATAAAAAAACTTTTAAAGTTGAATCAGTTTTATCAATTATAGATTTTAATGTTCTATAAAATGTACCTGTCATAGAAATCATATTTTGAATTTCATCAATAATTAAAATAGTATCTTTTAATTTAATTTTATTTTCTTGAACTAAATCAACAAATTTATGATACGAATATATTTTATAGTATTTATCAATACGATCATTTACTTTTTCCATAATTTCCTTATATTCTGTACTATCAATTTCAATATCTTTTAATTTTTGCTTTTCAGAATCTTTCATATAAATATCTTCACCTGGACAATTTGACATTAACTCATCTTTAAAATTACCAATTAATGCAGCTGGTAATACAACCATTATATTATATTCTTTTTTAAACTTTTCAGCAATATTTATTGCAGTACAAGTTTTACCTGAACCAATACGATGATAAATTAGTAAACCATTAACTTTTTTTTTATTATCATATAAATATTCTGGTAAAAAAGTTTGTTGTGGTTGCAATTTAAATTTAGAAGGTTGGCATAATTCTTTCATTGATTCATTTGAAGGTTTTAATTTGTATTTTTTATATTTTTTTGTAATATCTTCCATTTATAATAATATATAAATTAATTAAATTAAATTATAATATTTAAGCATATTTATTTGTAATGATAATTTGATTTATCTAATTTATAAAACTATTTTTATGTAAATAATAATATATTTTTATCTAAATAATATTAATATGATTGCAATTATAATTATATTATTACTTGTAATAATAGCAGCAATAGGATTTTATTTAAGAAATAAAAATAAAAATGCTAACAATATAACTAATGGTACTACTGACGATAAAACATATGGCGCAACATATGATAATGCAGATGGTACTGCAGATGGTACTACAGATGGTACTGCAGATGGTACTACAGATGGTACCGCAGATGGTACTGCAGATGGTACTGCAGATGGTACTGCAGATGGTACTGCAGATGGTACTGCAGATGGTAAAAAAGATGGTAAAAAAGATCTCACAAAAGATAGTACAAAAGATAGTTCTGCTAAAAAAACAACCCAAAGTCCTACACAACCCCGATATGTAGATACTACTAAATCAACAGGAACAGTATTAACTGAAACTGTTGTAACAACTGGAGCAACTATACTTGTGGATGCAGCATTAGAAGCAGTCATTGCACAAACTAAATTAACAAAAGAAGCAGCTAATGCTGCACGAGCAGCATCAAAAGCAAAAGCACTTGCAAGAGCTAAACAATTAGGAAATATGTTTAAATCACAAATTAGTAAATCAACTAAGGTAGTTTTAAAATCAATGATGAAGACAAAAGAAGTATATTCTCATCTAGGTAAAGTAGCAAAAACACGTAATACGTTACTTGCCCTTGGTAAACGTATGTTGCAGTCTGCAGGTGAATTAAGTAAAATAGCAACCAAATTGAAAAATATGTATTCAGTAGGAAAATATGCAGCTTCTTATGTAATTAATGGTGGAAAAGCAGCAGTACAAGCTCTAGCAACAACTGCACAAAGTGTAAAAGCAGCAGCACAGGGTCTTATAATAGCTGCTAAAACAGCAGTTTCAACTGCTACTGTAAGTGGAACAATGGCTTCTGTTGGGGCAGCAATTTATTCAAATCCTGCAGGTATTGCATTGCTTGCTTTTCAAGCTATAAATATGGCTGTTGATGCTGCTGATCCAAATGGATATAATTTATTAGATAAATGGAATGAAGTTAGTCTTGAAGTTAAAATGATGACCCAAGAAACTATAGATCTTCTAAATGAAGCAAATACTGATGGCACACCTATTGTGTATCCATCTGCTGTTGGTCCCATTGATATATTTACTTTTATGCCATCTCCTAGTAGTAAGGTAATTAGGAGTGATGATCTCGCTAATTCTGAAATTAAAGAAACATTTATGGATTATGCACTTTCTAATGAAATAGAAATATTAATAGCAGATGATAATGATCCATATAAAGAACCTTTACTTGAAAAATTAGGTAATATACCTGAAGATGATAATTTTGCTGAAAATTATACAAAAATATTTTCAGAATTTATGGCAGATCCAAAAACACTAGATTATTATATGAAAAAAGCGACTGAAAATATTTGTATAAAATATGGTGGTGTTATGACAGGCGATGGTGATAATAAAGTTTGTTCATATAAAAAAGAATATTGTAAAGATATTAATTTATTACCACCCGAAATGATACCAATATTATATGATCCTAAAATAAATGAAGATATTAAAGAGAATGAAAAAAATGATAACGCTTTAAATGCACTATATTCATCTGCACCACCATATTCATCTGCACCACCATATTCATCTGCACCACCATATTCATCTGCACCACCATATTCATCTGCACCACCATATTCATCTGTTGTACCATATTCATCTAAAACACCATATTCATCTAAAACACCATATTATGTTATTAAAGAAAGATTTGAGAATACTACTCCTACCGCAGAAGAAGCTAATCCATGCCAATTAATACCTGATCCTAATCAAGATAAATGTGGAATCCCTGATACCCCTATTAAATATGTATGTAAAGGGGGTGATATTGTAGGACCTTCACATTTTGATATAACTAAAGGATGGAGTGAACAAAGACAACAATGTATTTCAATTAGTCCAGTAATAAAAGCTATGTGTGAGTCTAATAATATGCCTTATGATATAGATAAAAGTATTTGCATCCTATCTAGAGAAATGTGTTTAAGTAAAGCAGGTACTCCAAAGGAATTAGAAGATGGAACAATAGATTGTCAAATACCAATGGGTCAAATGATAATAGAAGCTATATTTGGTAAAACATTAACTAGTACATTAATTCAAACATTTGCAGATAATCAACTTGAAAAATGTAAACCCGGATATGTAGTTGGTGGTGATCCAGGTCTTGCAAAATTTTGTGGTGCTGATTATGAAGGTGGAACAGAAGTTGCAGCTACTGTAGCAACTACTACTGTCGTAGGTGCTGGTGCTGCAACAGGTGCATTTGGAGCTACTGCTATGGGAGCTGCAGCAGCAGGTGGGCCAATTGCTTTGGCAGCAGCTGGTCTTGTTGTAGGAACAATGGCTATAACATGTGCAGCACAAAAAATAGCTTCTTTAAAATGTAGACAAAAATGTAAAGATGACGAAACAGATGTAGCAGGTATATGTTGGCCAAAAAATCCAAAAGTAGGTAATCCACCTTGTGATGCCGGATACGATTTTGATGGTGTAACTACGTGTAATGCTAAAAATGTATTTTCAGAATTAACATTTCCAATACCAAATAAATGTCCAGATGGATATCAATTACAAGGTGAAGGTCCCTTGTGTTTAGAAAGACATTGCGATGAAGGTGATTTAGATGTTGGATTATTATGTCGAAGAAAATGTAAAGATGGGTTTCATGATAATGGTGCTGGATTATGTGTTAATCCAGATAAACCATTATTAAGTATTACACCAAAAGAACCATGTATCAAAGGTTATAAATTTGATGGTGTCGCTACATGTTGGATGGACCCATTAACTGCAACACGCGGCGGTGGTATTATACCAGATAATTGTCCAGATAAATATGATTTAGCAGGTGTAACTTGTTGGTCACAATGTGGAAAAAATACATTAGAACAAGGTATAATAAAAGATAAAGGTGCTACTTGTGAAATATGTCCACCAGGTCTAGATAATAATGGAGCTACATTATGTTATAAACCGTGTGATAATAATTATACATACGATGGAACAAAGATGTGTAATTTCAATCCAGTAAATGTAGGTGGTGGTATTGCTCCAACTAACTGTCCAAATGATTTTGATTTAGTAGGTATTACATGTTGGTCTAAATGTCCAGCAGGTTCATTAGATAAAGGTGCAACATGTGAAGTATGTCCTCCAGGTACTAATAATACAGGTGCATCAACTTGTGTTGAACCATGTGATACACTATATGATGTTGTAGTAGCTGGTACATGTACTCAAAAACCACCATTTACTGGGGCAGATGCATTAGATGTTGGTATTATACCAGATTATTCATGTGATGTTTATAATAATAAAGGAAATGGTACATGGGACTTGGAAGGTATACAATGTATTAGAAGACCAGATGGACCTTATAAGAGAAATCCAGGTGATATTGTAAGTTATTGGCTTACTCAACCCCTATCAAAGGATATGGGTGGGGGTATAGCTGCAGATAATTGTCCTGCAGGTTATAATTTATTTGGTGGTACATGTTACAGTACTACATGTAATACTGGTTATAAGTACAATCAACAATTATCATGTAATAGAGATGATAAACCATTAGGTGTTAGTATAGCAAAGAAATCATGGACAGCACCATATAAATCTGAAAGAAATTGTACTGGTTATGATCAAGTATGTGCAGGGAATACTTGTTTAGCAACAGGTGGCGAATGTTGGAGTTGGTGGACTGGTTGGCGTAAAAGTCAACTTAAAACTGCATGCAATCCTATAAATTGGTGTGGTAATCGCACAGCATGGACATGTACGAATGGTGCGTGCAATAGTTGGGAATCTTGTGGCGATGATTATACACAATTAGGTGGATTATGTACAGCAAAAACAAGATTTTATTGTGATGACGATAGAAATGATATAGATGGTCTATGTTATCCTAGATGTCCAAATAATTACAGCTATGGTACAGATAGATTGCCAACATTTTGTATTCCTAATGGTGCTGATAGATTAATAACAACGTATGCACAAACTAATACTAAAAAACCAACCTGTAATTCTAATAGAGAATTTGATAATGCACAAACATTATGTTATCTAAAATGTGATCCAGGCTATCATAAAAATAATGGTGATGTATTAAGGTGTTGGAATGATAATCCATTAACTAAACCTATACCACCTGAAAATATAAAACCTGCAACACCATCATGTAAAAGTAACAGAGATTTAATTGGCAGTATGTGTTATTTAAAATGTCCAAAAGATTATAGTAGAAGAGGTTTAAGTTGTGTTGCACCAAAAGGTGCTAGTTATACACCAAAAACTTATACATTATTTGATAAGGAAATGAAAGTTATTAGTAAAACATCACAAGAAGCTATATGTAATTCTAACCGTATTAAAGATATGTCAATGTGTTATTTAAAATGTAGTGATAAAGATCCAAAATGGTCAAATATACCAGGCGCTGCATACAATTGTCAAGGTCCACGTGGTTTAATTTATCCAACTGAAACTGCAACACCTAAAGTAAATGGTAAAGATTCAAAACCAGCAGATTGTAAAAGTAATAGAGAGAATGATGGTGGATTATGTTATAAAAAATGTAAAGATATTTTTGGCGATTGTTATAGAACTCAACCCGGAGCAGTAACTGAATGTATGCCCAAAAACGGTACTTCTTACAATCCTAATAAAGCAGAATGTCCAAAGGGTACTGTAGATAATGGTGCAGGTATGTGTGCAAATTCATATGTCCCACCTACTTATGCTAAAAAGACAATAACAGCAGATTGTACAGGTAATAGAGATCAAATAGCTGGATCATGCTATGCCAAATGTCCTAAAATAAAAGATCATGATGGGGTAACAGATATTCAATTAAAACATTTAGAAGGTATGCCAACACAATGTGTACCATCAAAAGGAGCATCATATGCAGGATTAGTATTATCATATATACCTGATACATATGATAGAAAAAGAGCAATTGCATATAGCAAAAAATAATTTTAATAAAAATATAATTTATATAGTAATATTTTTATTCTAGTATATTATATATGTCCTTTATAGATAATATAGCAAAAGCAGGTGTAAAAGGTGCTGGCGCTCAAGGAGACACAGCAGCAAAACTAACACTAAAAAAAGGTGCAAAAAAAGTAGTTGGCGCTGCAGGTGGTGCTGCAGGTGGCGCTGCAGGCGAAGCAATGCTGAAAAAAGCAGTGAAAGAAGCAACCGAAAAAGCAGCAAAAGAAGCAGCTGAAAAAGCAGCTGAAAAAGCAGCAAAAGAAGCAGCTGAAAAAGCAGCAAAAGAAGCAGCTGAAAAAGGAGGTAAAACAGTTGGAGGAAAAGTAGATAATGTAACAGATGCAGGAAAAACAGTTACAGGAAAAGCAGACGATGCAACAAAAGTTGGAGCAAAAAATACAGATGATGCAGCAAAAGTAGGTGCAAAAAATGTAGACGATGTAGCAGAAACAGGAACAAAAACAGCTGCAAAAAATGCAGATGATGCTACAAAAGCAGCAGCAAAAAGACTAGATGATACAGCAGAGGGTGCTGCCAAAGAAATAGCTGATAATCCTGGGTTATTAAAAAAAATGTCAGGAATATTGAAAAGAAATCCAGGTAAAACACTTGCTGCAGCGTTAGTTATTGCATTGGGTACAGCTGGTTTAATATTAGCAGAAGAAAGTTTCAATGCTAATAATAATAAAAAATTAGGTATTATTAAAAGTTATAAAACTAAAGATGGTGACAATGGAGATATTACAATTGAATATACACCAGATGCTGAATTTGTAGATGGTGATAAAGTTGAACTAACAACTACAGATTTTGTTCAACCACACACTGGGCAAGATATACCTGTAAAAAAAATTCTTTCAAATAAATCAATAATAATTAATGTGCCTGATATCACTACATATGCAACTTCGGGTACTGTAACGTTACATACAACATTAGCTAATAGAATGGCAGATCAAGCAGAAAAAGCTGCTGAAGCAACTGCTAAATTAGCTGATAAAGCGACTGGTGGAGTACTTTCTAGTACAATGGATAAAATTAAAAATGCATTAGGTTCAGCTTTTGGATTTGCTAAAGGATGTTGTGGATTAGTATGTTGTTTAATATGTTTAGCTATAATTTTTAAAATGTATAGCATGTTTAAGTAAATATTACCTTAAGTTAGAATTTTTATAAATCTAGGTAACATTTAGTATCAATAACAAATAAAACTCACTATATGTTTTTGTATGAAAAAATTTACATACTAAACTAAAAATTATACAAAGAATTTTATCTTAATATAAATAAAAAATCTAGTATTAAATATGATTATAACAATAATAATAATATTTATAGTATTAACTGTAAGTATATTTGCTTATACAAGTAAAATAAATGCAAATAATAAAATATTAAATAATAAAGTACCAAATAATAAAATATTAGGTAATAAACTATCAGATACTAATTTAATATATTCTAGTAAACCTAATAAGTATATTCCTGATATGGATATTAATATTGCTAGTACATTTAATGACTGTACTGATGGGTTGTTTGATAATAATAATTGTATACTTACAATAGATAGTGATGTTATTATTAATAAACCATTACAATTAAATACATGTATTTCTGGTATTTTTACAGATCAAGGTTGTAAAGAAAATATTATACCAACTGAAATAAATAATGTAGTAAATTTATTAAATGATTGTACTGATGGTATATTAAATAATAATTCATGTATTCAAACTGATATTCCCATAAATCTAACTAATAAAGCTCAACTATTTAATAATTGTATCAGTGGTACATTAACTGATACTGGTTGTGTTCAATCAAAAGATCCTATTATAATAGATAATAATGGGGATGTATATAATGACTGTATAGAAGGAATTTTAACAGAATCTGGTTGTAAACAAATAATTGAACCAACTGAAAAAATTAACAGTCCTCAAACACTTAATGATTGTACAACTGGATCATTTACTGGTTCCAGTTGTAAACAATCTACTATACCAGATGAAGTAACTAATATAATGAAAGAATATGGTGATTGTACTGATGGAATTTTTACAGGATCTAATTGTAAACAAACTATTATACCAACAGAAATAGTTAATACAGCTAAAGCTTTTGGAGATTGTACAGCTGGACTATTAACTGGTTCTGGATGTAAACAATCTAGTGTACCAACAGAAATAGTTAATACAGCTAAAGCTTTTGGAGATTGTACAGCTGGACTATTCACTGGATCTGGTTGTAAACAATCTAGTGTACCAACTGAAATAGTTAATGCTGCTAAAGTTTTTGGAGATTGTACAGCTGGTATCTTCACTGGTTCTGGATGTAAACAATCTAGTGTACCAACTGAAATAGTTAATGCTGCTAAAGCTTTTGGAGATTGTACAGCTGGTATCTTCACTGGTTCTGGATGTAAACAATCTAGTGTACCAACTGAAATAGTTAATGCTGCTAAAGCTTTTGGAGATTGTACAGCTGGTATTTTCACTGGATCTGGTTGTAAACAATCTAGTGTACCAACTGAAATAGTTAATACAGCTAAAGCTTTTGGAGATTGTACAGCTGGTATTTTCACTGGATCTGGTTGTAAACAATCTAGTGTACCAACTGAAATAGTAAATGCTGCAAAAGCTTTTGGAGATTGTACAGCTGGTATTTTCACAGGTTCTGGATGTAAACAATCTAGTGTACCAACTGAGATAGTAAATGCTGCTAAAGCTTTTGGAGATTGTACCGCTGGTATCTTCACTGGTTCTGGATGTAAACAATCTAGTGTACCAACTGAAATAGTAAATGCTGCAAAAGCTTTTGGAGATTGTACAGCTGGTATCTTCACTGGTTCTGGATGTAAACAATCTAATATACCAACTGAGATAGTTAATACAGCTAAAGCTTTTGGAGATTGTACAGCTGGTATTTTCACTGGATCTGGTTGTAAACAATCAAGTGTACCAACTGAAATAGTAAATGCTGCAAAAGCTTTTGGAGATTGTACAGCTGGTATCTTCACTGGTTCTGGATGTAAACAATCTAATGTACCAACTGAGATAGTTAATACAGCTAAAGCTTTTGGAGATTGTACAGCTGGTATTTTCACTGGATCTGGTTGTAAACAATCAAGTGTACCAACTGAAATAGTTAATGCAGCTAAAACTTTTGGGGATTGTACAGCTGGTATCTTCACTGGTTCGGGTTGTAAACAATTAAATAATTTTTCATTTGGAACATTGATTAGTGATATACAGAAATATATACCTAATTTACCATCACAATGTCCTGCGAACTATTCAACAAATGGTACAACTATTTGTTCTTATAATGATTCAACACTTGTTAAACCAGTTAATAGAGGTACATGTGATACTAATTATATATTTGATGGTGCGATAACATGTAATGCAAGATCTGCATTTAATACACCTGATCTTGGATCTACACCTGATCAGTGCCCAGCAGATTATAATTTATTTGGTGGTACATGTTACAGTACTACATGTAATACTGGTTATAAGTACAATGGACAATTATCATGTAATAGAGATGATAAACCATTAGGTGTTAGTATAGCAAAGAAATCATGGACAGCACCATATAAATCTGAAAGAAATTGTACTGGTTATGATCAAGTATGTGCAGGGAATACTTGTTTAGCAACAGGTGGCGAATGTTGGAGTTGGTGGACTGGTTGGCGTAAAAGTCAACTTAAAACTGCATGCAATCCTATAAATTGGTGTGGTAATCGCACAGCATGGACATGTACGAATGGTGCGTGCAATAGTTGGGAATCTTGTGGCGATGATTATACACAATTAGGTGGATTATGTACAGCAAAAACAAGATTTTATTGTGATGACGATAGAAATGATATAGATGGTCTATGTTATCCTAGATGTCCAAATAATTACAGCTATGGTACAGATAGATTGCCAACATTTTGTATTCCTAATGGTGCTGATAGATTAATAACAACGTATGCACAAACCAATACTAAAAAACCAACCTGTAGTAGTAATAAAGAACAAATAGAATCATTATGTTATTTAAAATGCCCAGCAGGATACAGTAGAAATGGGTTAACTTGTTTACCACCAAGAGGATTAAGTTATACAGCACAAGATCAAGGATGTCCTACTGGTTATAACAAAGTTTTACCAACAGATCTTACATGTGTTAGAAATACAACTCCAGCAACATGTAAAACAACAGAAGATCCTGTTCTAGGAGGAACATTATGTCTAAATAAATGTCCAACTGGTTATACTAGATCAACTACAGATTATACAAAATGTATTGCAACATGTCCTTCGGGATTTACAATTGATTCAAATAATAATTGTCAACCAAATCTTAAACCAGCTATAGTAAATACATGTTTATCTGGCCAAATACTTGTTGGTACATTATGTACTAATATTTGTACTAGTACAATTACACAAAATTGTATAAATATAAATTGTCCTTCAGGTAATACATTTAATGTAACCACAAATTCATGTGAACTTATAACAATAGCTAATAAATGTATATCTGGGCAAATAAAAATAGATAATAAATGTTTTGATCCATGTGCATCTGGATCTTTCATGAGTTTATCTGGTAATTGTATTCCTAATTGTCAGACAGGTTATAGTTATAACCAGTCTACTAAAGCATGTGAACTTTTAAGTTCAGCAAATAAATGTATTTCTGGGCAAATACAAATAGATAATAAATGTTTTGATCCATGTGCATCTGGATCTTTTATGAGTTTATCTGGTAACTGTATTCCTAATTGTCAATTTGGTTATAGTTATAACTGGTCTAATAAAACATGTGAACTAATAAGTTCAGCTAATAAATGTATCGCTGGTCAAATACAATTAGGTAATCAATGTTTTGATTCTTGTAGATCTGGTTATTTTATGAGTTTATCTGGTAATTGTATTCAAAATTGTCAGCCAGGTTATGTTTATAACCAAACTAGTAAAGCATGTGAACTAATAAGTTCAGCTAATAAATGTATATCTGGACAAATACAAATAGATAATAAATGTTTTGATCCATGTGCAAGCGGCTATTTTATGAGTTTATCTGGTAATTGTATTCTTAATTGTCAAACAGGTTATAGTTATAACCAAACTAATAAAGCATGCGAACTAATAAGTTCAGCTAATAAATGTATATCTGGACAAATACAAATAGATAATAAATGTTTTGATCCATGTCAATCTGGTTATTTTATGAGTTTATCTGGAAATTGTATTCAAAATTGTCAAACTGGTTATAGTTATAATTGGTCTAGTAAAGCATGCGAATTAATTAGTTCAGCTAATAAATGTATATCTGGACAAATACAAATAAATAATAAATGTTTTGACCAATGTATTTCTGGTTATTTTATGAGTTTATCTGGAAATTGTATTCAAAATTGTCAGTTAGGTTATGTTTATAACCAGACAAGTAAAGCATGCGAATTAATAAGTTCAGCTAATAAATGTATATCTGGGCAAGTACAAATAGATAATAAATGTTTTGATCCATGTTCAACCGGTTATTTTATGAGTTTATCTGGTAATTGTATCCCTAATTGTCAGTTAGGTTATGTTTATAACCAAACTAGTAAAGCATGTGAACTAATTAGTTCAGCAAATAAATGTATATCTGGACAAGTGCAAATAGATAATAAATGTTTTGATCAATGTATTTCTGGTTATTTTATGAGTTTATCTGGCAATTGTATTCCTAATTGTCAAACAGGTTATAGTTATAACTGGTCTAGTAAAGCATGTGAACTTTTAAGTTCTGCAAATAAATGTATATCTGGACAAATACAAATAGATAATAAATGTTTTAATCCATGTTCAACCGGTTATTTCATGAGTTTATCTGGTAATTGTATTCCTAATTGCCAAACTGGATATAGTTATAACTGGTCTAGTAAAGCATGTGAACTTTTAAGTTCAGCTAATAAATGTATAAATGGTCAAGTACAAATAGATAATAAATGTTTCGATGCATGTGCAGCTGGTTATTTTATGAGTCTATCTGGTAATTGTATTCCTAATTGTCAAACTGGATATAGTTATAACTGGTCTAGTAAAGCATGTGAATTAATTAGTTCAGCTAATAAATGTATATCTGGACAAGTACAAATAAATAATAAATGTTTTGACCAATGTATTTCTGGTTATTTTATGAGTTTATCTGGTAATTGTATTCAAAATTGTCAGTTAGGTTATGTTTATAACCAAACTAGTAAAGGATGTGAATTAATTAGTTCAGCTAATAAATGTATATCTGGACAAGTACAAATAAATAATAAATGTTTTGATCAATGTCAATCTGGTTATTTTATGAGTTTATCTGGCAATTGTATCCCAAATTGTCAATCTGGTTATACTTATAACTGGTCTAATAAAGCATGTGAACTTTTAAGTTCAGCTAATAAATGTATATCAGGACAGGTAGAAATAAATAATAGATGTTTTGATGAATGTGCATCCGGTTATTTTATGAGTTTATCTGGTAATTGTATACCAAACTGTCAATCAGGTTATACTTATAACTGGTCTACTAAACAATGTGAACTATTTACACCATCAAATAAATGTATAACTGGACAGGTAGAAATAGATAATAAATGTTTTGATCAATGCATATCTGGTTATTTCATGAGTTTATCTGGTAACTGTATTCCTAATTGTCAAACAGGTTATATTTATAATTGGACTACTAAAGAATGTGAACTTTTTACATCTCCTGATAAATGTAAAAAAAATCAAATACAAATAGATAATAACTGTTTTGATCCATGTGAAAGTGGTTATTTTATGAGTTTATCAGGTAATTGTATTGCCAATTGTACTAATGGCTATGCATATAATAAAATAAATAAAGTATGTGAACTTATTATTCCACCAGATAAATGTAGGATAGGACAAACGCAAATAGGTGATAAATGTTTTGTTAACTGTAAAACTGGATTTTTTATGGATCCATCTGGTAATTGTATTCAAAATTGTACATCAGGTTATAATTATAATCAAACAAAACAAAAATGTGAATTTATTAGTTTGCCTGATACATGTAATCCTAGACAGGTTAAAATAGATAATAAATGTTTTGATGCGTGTCTATCAGGATATTTCATGGATCAAACAGGTAATTGTATTCAAAACTGTAAAGAAAATTATATATTTAATAAATTAACATATGTATGTGAACTTATTAAACAGCCTGATAAATGTGCACCAGGTCAAACAAAAATAGGAAATAATTGTTTTATGAATTGTATATCTGGATATTTTATGAGTCTATCTGGTAATTGTATTGAAAATTGTAAATTAGGATATACATATAATAATAAAACAAAGTTATGCGAAAAAATTAATTTATATGATAGCTGTACAAGTAATCAAACACAAATAGGTAATAAATGTTTTACAAATTGTATATCTGGTACTATTATGGATAAAAAAGGTAATTGTATAAAATGTTTACCTAATTATATTTATAATGAAAATACTAATAAATGTGAATTAACTACTTTACCAGATAAATGTGCAGATGGTTTTACACAAATAGATAATAAGTGTTTTAGTAATTGTAAACTTGGTTATTTTATGAATTTATCTGGTAACTGTGTACAGAATTGTTTACCTGGGATGAAATATGATAATATTACACAAGAATGTATATAATACCTTATTTAGTAAATTTAATTAAATTTATATAATACCTTATTTAGTAAATTTAATTAAATTTATATAATACCTTATTTAGTAAATTTAATTAAATTTATATAATACCTTATTTAGTAAATTTAATTAAATTTATATAATACCTGATAATTATGTAATAATGTATCTGCATTTTTATTAACATTTAGTACATATTGACCTTTACCTGGTAAACAATCATTTTTATTATAAAATTCTATCATATCATTATATAATTGACCTCTAGTATCTAACCAATATGGTGTCGATGGTGTATCATCAATTAATAATAACGAGTTATTTTTAAATGCAGGTAATAATGCTAGATATTCATTAAGTCCATGCATAGCAGATGGTTGTGGATTATAGAAATCTAAATCATAACTATCTAAATAACATACATCTATTTTTTTATTTGGGTTTTGTTTAACCCAGTTTTTAAAAAAATTTATACTATCATCACAAATTAATGTAGTACTTGGACACATATTACCACGGTGTGCATCTACAAGTTGTTGATTAATATCAACTGATAAAAATTGGCCTCCATATTTTCTAACATATTCATTAAATAAATAAGTAGATTGTGTTCCTGCACTAGCTATACCACTTTCTAAAATAATCATGTTTTTATTATTATTCATTTGTTTAAATAATTCTTTGAATGTTAAATAATTTAAATGCATCGGTTTTCCAATGTTTGAAAACATTTCATATTTATTTGATTTTTCATCATAAAATAAGTTACCTGATAAATTAGAAAAATGATATTCTAATAATTCCATTAAATTATTAGAATATTATTGTTTAAGTAAATTTTTAAGCAATATCTAATCGTACACCATATTTTAAATAATGTTTTGCTCTAATTACTAGCCAACTTGAATGTTGACTTTGATCTAGTTCATCAACACATTCTTGTAAAACAACTACATCTGGAATTATTTTTCTAATTTCAATATATAATTTTTTCATAGTATCATCTTGATTTGTTTCAATTATAGTATATCTAGTTATACCATCTTTTATAATTTTATATGAATCATCTGATGATTTACTATCTTTTCTTAATTTTGACCAAAATTTTTCTGGTAAATATGCTAATGTTAAACTAAAATGATTAATTAATTTTTTTTCACCATAGTGTGGTACAACTTGTTCCCACCCTTCTGCTAATTCATTTTGTGTTAGATATTTAACTTCTTCAAAAGTATTATCTTGTTTATAAACAATAAAATGATTAGGTTTTTTTTTTGGTATCTCAACTTTTAATGACATTAATATTTATATAGTTCTTTTTTTAAACTTATATTAGAATATATAAAGGAAAAATTGATTAATAAAATATTTCTTATTTATATAGATATTATAATGGATAATTTAGAAAATAACCCAATCACCATAGTAGAATATGAAAAATGGTTAGAAAATAAACAAATTAATCCTCGCACTAAAAGACGAATAAAAGAAAATAGTAAAATATATAATTGTTATAAAAAAGTAAATTATCAAGAATTATTATTATTATCAACAATTGATAATAAAGATCCAATATCATTAAATGAACTATGGACTATGGATAACGATATAAAAAAAATAGCTTATGATAATTTAGATAATTTAGTCTTTTACAAAGATACATATAATATTATAAGATGTTTTGAAAAAGAATCTATTGAATATATGCTTGGTTATAATATAAAAAATCATCCAATTACCAATGAACTATTGCCAGAACATATATTTTTAAATATTACATCAAAAAAAATTGTTACTGAAAAAGATAAAACTATTCAAGAGTTAGCGTTTGATGTTTTTCAATTATTTGCTAATCTCTCATTTTTCATTGATTGTAATTTATTTTTAAATTTGTCAAAAGAAAATCTTATAAAACTTTACCATGAAATTAAAGATTTTTATAAACAAAATTTTACTATAGAACAACAAAATGTTATAGGTAATACAATTTTCAAAATGGATGAAAATATACTAAAAGATAATGAACTAGAATATATTCAAAAATATATACTTGCTGATATGAAAAAACTATTACAAGTTGATATTGAAGAATATAAATATATGATAAATTATATATTAATTGGAGGATTAAGCTTAGTGATTAAAGAAATTAAAGATACATATCCTGATTTTAGTTTTTCATTTACCTAAAGTTATTTTATAATTAATTATACTGATGTTTCAGGATCATTACTTATTGTAGAGCCAGTAACTGACCTAATTACACGAGCAGATACATTTTCACTAATTCCTCTTTCTAACCTTGAGCAACCAGCCATATTATTAGATGGTGTTCGTAGTTGTGATTCTTGAAATCTATTTTGAATATCTATATTTCTTAAATTTACAGGATTTAAACTATCAAGAATAATAGTTAATTGAGATTTTACATCAGATAGATAATCACCATATATTTCAACAGTGGATTCATCAAATAATGATTGAATTATAGTCTGTTTTTCAGTATTACTAATTTCGCGATTTAATATTTCTTCAACATTTAATTGTAATAGTTTTCTTCGAGGATAATAAAGATATGCTACTTCGGGTAATGCATTAATTTCATCAATTGTATATTCACCTTCATAAATACTAGAATCAGATTTAGTAAATTGGTATGCAAATCTAGGTATTACATTCAATGATGCTTTAAATGGAATATTAATTGAATCACCTACACAAATACGTGGAATAGTTATAACATTATTTTCAACAGTTGAACTTAATAGTTGTACATTACTACTTATAACTAAATTAGTGCCAATAGTTTGTGCATCACTAAAATCCATTTCATCTAAATATATATTAAACTCACTAGTATTTGAACAATGAAGATATTTTGCAATTTCAATAGGTTTATTATTTAGTAATGCAATTAAATGTTGAGCTTCTACTTCTGGTCCAATTGAGATAGTATCAATTTGCGTGATCAATGTATGTAATGTTTCAATTACTGTACTATTAACAGGAATATCTGGTTGTCCATCACTTAGAAATCCAACTTTAACTGCACGATCAGGGAAAGAAGTTTTTGCTTCAGTAATTATATCAATCAAAAACTGAATTGCAGCATTCATATTAGTTCCTCCATATGCTATTATTTGCCCAATTGATGTAATTATATTATCTTTGTTAGTTGGAATTATTGGTTGTAGAGCAAATAACTGTACAGGATAAGAATCAAATGCAATAACTGTTAAACGGGCACCGATAGGAAGCCTATTAATTAGATTAATTACGGCACCTTTAATTTGTTCAATTATTCTTGTCATACTACCACTTTTATCAACCACTAAATAATAATCAAAATTTGCATCAAAAGTTTCCTTCTTAAAATGTAAATAAGTTGTACCTAATTGAACTTCATCTTGTTGAATTGATTTAAATAATGCAAAAACTTCTTCATCTTCTACATTAACTATGTTACTACTAGGAGGTACAGATGGAATTAATATAGTATCCATACGACGTAAACCAAATGTATTAGCTTGTTGATGATTACCAATAGGACATGATGACATACGTTGCATTCTTGGTGGATTTGGTAAATAGGGGTCTTCAAATAATACATTATTTTGTCTTTGAAATAGTGGTGGACTAAGAGATAAATTATTAAATACAATATTTGTTCCATTCCATAATAGTGCAGAACTATTTAAAGTTCGACACGACGGGCATTTCACTAGTTCAGTATTATTATTAGATAATGTATTAACACAAACCGGACATAATTCAGTATGACCACAATTTGAAAGATTAACCCAATTATCTTGTAAATTGGATAAACATATTAAACAAGTTGTGCCAGGTACATAAGTGTGATTTGCACGTTGTTGTATAACATCATCCAATAGCGTGTTTGTTGACAATCTGGTAAGTGGTTGTATATCAAATTGATCTAGATCATCATTAAATTGACTATAAATAGTTTGACTATCAATAGTTTGACTATCAATAGTTTGACTATCAATAGTTTGACTATCGCATTGAGCGAATGGTATAAAATTAGTAGATGTGTTGTTAGAACTCATTAAATTAAATATAGTTATTGCTATAATATTTTTTTTCAATTTTTATAAATAATATAATTAACTATTAAGAATATGATTAAATATAATAATATTTGCATTATTGTATAAACTTGATTAGGAAATATCAAATTAATTAAATATAGTATTATCGGTACAATTATAATATTACTAATCAAAATCATCGATTGAACAAATATATGTGGTAAAACGGCCATTACTATAATTATAAGATTATGATTATAATATTGTTTCAATTTTTATAGAAGAATCTTTGATTCTTCTATAAAGATCAATGGCTATTAATTCAAAAAAAATATTTTTTTTGAATTATATGCACACGCATCATAAATATAATTTGTTTAAAAATTATATTTATGATAGCAGTCGTTCATAATCTAATTTGCTTTGCAAATTAGATTGAGAACAGACAATTTTTATTATTTATAAAAATTCTAGTAGATGTTGTGGCATATATATTTTAATCTTAAATAGGCAGGCTATTATTTATATCATATCTATCGAGTATAGTATATAGATTATTTTTTTTATTTTCACAAAATGGTTTTTCTAGAATTTGAATAACTTCTTCGTCTGTATTAAATAAATATCCATTTTCTGTTACATAATCTAATAAATCATCTCTTAAATTATACATTATAACACCAACACCTGCTGCTTGTGCTTCTGCAACCATTAATGGATATCCTACCTTTTTAATTTTATTACAAGCTGTATAAATTAACCATTCATGTTTTTTATATTCTAATGGCATATCATATTGTTCAGTTTTAAATATAACAGGATTTCCATGATCATTATTAAATTTAATAACTTTTTTAAAATATTCAGCATCTTCAACAACAGAATAGTAATTAATTTCTTTATTAGGATATATATTTTTTATTTTTTTTGCTAATAATATATATCCTTCTATATTCTTTTTAGGTAACAAAGAACCTCCACTCATAATATGTTTGTCGTTTGGTAAATCTAATTTAAAATTATAAATAGCAAACGATGGATAAGAACATATTATTTTATTGTCATTAATACCAGCGTCAACTAATAATTTTTTAAATCCAGGGAAAGCAATAATTCCTTTACAATTATTAGAATTAATAATATCTTTATATTTTGTTAAATCAGTTTCTAATATATCAAATGAATGTGTACGAATTGTAAATGGAATATTATAATATTTACTTAATTTATAACATAAATCTGCTTCACATAAATAGTGAGCATGTATGTGATCGGGTTTAAAATTATTAATTTGTTTTATTAATTTCAAAGGATTACCTTGAATATACGGTAATGCATTATCTTGTAAAGTAAGTATTGGCCAATTATAAGAAATTATCATTATTTTATATTTTTTATTTAATTCAACCGCTTCATCGTGTTGATATCGATGAGAAATTCGTGGATAGCCACAATATAATAATAATATTTTTTTCATTATAAAGTAAAAGAAATTAAAATTTAATCATTATATTTGGTATTTCAATATCTTCATTTGGCGTAACTGTTAAACTTAAATTACTCAAATCAATACTTTCATCATGTGTAATTAATATTTTACTCAATAATTTATCATCATCGTAACTACCAATAAAATCAGCATATAAAATAGAATTTTCGTAACTAATCATACTAATATTTACATTAAATAATTCATTATATTTTTTTATAAAATTTTTTAATGTACAGTCTTCGGTATGAATAAACTTATACCATGAATTAAAAACTTGGTCACCAATTTTGATTAATGGTGCTTGAATCGGTTCAGCACTTACAAAAGTATTTAATGCTAAATTTATAAATGTTGATTTATATTTATTAATTCCTGGTTTAGTTAAATATTTAATCATTTCAATAACTATTAATCCAGCAACAATAGAAGTAGTAGTGCTTACAGCTGGAATAATACGACCAGCTATGCCTTTAGTTGTATAAAAGTTAGCTGGATTAATTGAATAATTAGAAGCTCTTAGATTTGATGCAGATGTTATCCATTTTATATGATAATTGCTATCGTCATCTTTATCAAGTATTTGACTAATACCCATATTAATATTAGTATCACTCTTAAGATCATGAAATTCTGTAGAATTTGTTTTTTCTTTTTCTAATTCTGAATCATTTGCTGCAATAACTAGTTTTTTATTAATTGAAAATTCATCAACTTTATAAGATTTTATTATATCTATTAATTCATTCATATTTATTTGATTATTTATACCGACACAATTAGATAACAATATTGTTGTTGATTCAATAAAATCTAAATGTGTTTGATTAGTGTAATCTAATTCTAATGGTACTGGGCATTTTTTGCCAGCTGACCAAAATGGATTACCATCATCTGTTAATAAATCAGATGGAAAATTATTAAGTAATTGACATATTTGATTTCTATAATTTTCATAAAACATGTCAATCGCCCATTTAACACAGTCTTGCCAACAGGATACATTATATTTAGTTGTAAATAAGTAAATATCATTATTTTCTTGTACTCCTTCATATGAGTTATCAAAAGTAATTGATTTATTATTTTCTAACCATTTATTAATATTGGAAGGTGCTCTGTTAAAGAATTCAAAATTATCCATTGCCCAATGAATAGTATGATGAATTTCATTTGGAAAGTTTTTAATAGTACAAATTGGAAATGATTTTTCATTTTCTGGATCATTAGAATTTGAATATGTTTCAGTTATAAAAGGTATTACAGGTTGTGTATTTCCTTTAATTCCTGTTGTACCAGATTCAAATAATGGTAAATTATAGTTAAAACATTGAGAATCCATAAATTTTCGTGCAGATATATTATCAAGTGCATTAAATACTCCAGTTAATTCAGGATTTGATAAAATTTTATTTGTAAAGTTAATAGTATCACCTACTTTTTCAGAATAATTAGTTATTTTTATAGTGGGTTTCATCTTTCTAATTGAATTTGCTGCAACTTCACTTTTTAATTTACCCACATCAGATGGTCTAAATAAGAATTGTCTTGATAAATTAGATTTTTCTATTGTATCTGGATCAGTAATTATAATATGTTTAATATCTACAAAAGCCAGATTTTTTAATAATTCACAACCAATAGCACCAGATCCTACAATAAAAAATTCAGATTTACTTAATTTTTCTTTTGCTAGTTCAATATCTAAATCAGGATCTGACCAAGTAAACCATTGACTAATTGGTTGATATTTATTAGTTACTAATTTTATAGCTTCTGATGCTACTAAAGATCCCATTATGCTATTAACTGGTACCAATTCAATATCAAAATTAATTTCATTATTAATAAATTTTTTTATAATATCTGGATCTGACATAAAGTTCATAGTTGGATTTTTTAATTCATCTTCTAAACTATTATGGTTAATCATAATTGTTTTATCTACATAATTTACAGTCCCATTAATAAATTTGAATTCAACTATATTAGATGATAATAATTTAAATGTATAATTATTAATTACTTCAATTTGAAATTCTTTATTAAATTGTTCAAGATTAGATCCTTCTAAATTAGAAAAAATAATAGTATCACCAGATTGAAAGTTATGAGTAGTTGTTTTAACAATTCCTTGATCACTAATACTAGTTATTTGTACAGGTTCATAATTTTCACCAGTTATATTTTTAACTAAATGTTGAGTACCTGCATTTACAAAAATAATACCACTATTATTTGCACTGTGTACACTTATAAATTTTTTATTGTTTTTTTTACAATACTTATCATAAAATATATCAGTCTCAAATAATTGATTAACACAAATAATAACTTCTGATAAAATTAATTGATCATCAGATATTATTTCTGAAACTTTTATAAATGGATTTAAATCTTGAATCTTTTCTACTAAAACCTTACTATATGATTTACCAATATCTTCATTTATATAATAATATCCAGTTAATAAATCATTTTTAGTTATTACATTTTCGTCCCAAAGGTATAAATTTTTAATACCACACAATGCCAAATTTTTACTTATTTCGGTAGCTAACCCTTTACTCAATCCTATAATGCATACAGAGCTTGTATTTAGTTTGATTGATGCTTCTTCACCGAAAGTTCTTATTTGTCTATCATAAAGTTCATAATTAATTGACATACTATTAATTGTTCTAAAGGAAATATATATATATTCAATTTTTATTATTTTTAAAAATTCTAGTAGATGGGTTTATAATTTACAAAGTAAATTATAACTCATCGGTACAATTAAAGAGATTTTTTATAAAAAAAACTCTTTAATCTATTCGTTCATAATTTAATTTGCTTTGCAAATTAGATTGAGAACAGACAATTTTTATTATTTCTTTTAGGAAATAATAAAATTCTAGTAGATGGGTTTATAATTTACAAAGTAAATTATAACTCATCGGTACAATTTTTATAGTAAATGCTTTTATTAAATAATAAAAATTGAAAATTGTAATCTTAAATAATCATATTATGAATTATGCATCATGTTACTTACAGTGCCCAGATTGGTTTGACCACCCGTTATAAAACAGATAATGAAATTGCAGCAGATGCTGCTAAAAAATCACAAACGCTTACAGAAGCTGTTAATAGAAGTAGAATGTCTGAAGTGGACAGAGAAATGAATAAGATTAGAGAGAAAACACCTAGTTATGGACATGGTGGATATCATGGTATTGCAGTTCATCATGGTGGACCTATTGTAACTGGACACCACGGAGTTGCATTTCTTCATGGTGGTCATCATGGTGTTGCTGTTCATCATAGTGGACCTATTGTATCTGGACATCACGGAGTTGCAGTTCATCATAGTGGACCTATTGTAGCTAGACATCACGGAGTTGTGGTTCATAATAGTGGACCTATTGTAGCTGGACATCACGGAGTTGCAGTTCTTCACGGTGGTCATCACGGTGTTGCAGTTCTTCATGGTGGTCATCATGGTGTTGCTGTTCTTCATCGTGGTTATCTTTAGTTTATATAAATTAATTTTTACCAAAGACACTATATTTTCCTTTTACACCATGATAACAATCTATTAGTTTATTTCGAGCAGTATTTTTATTATGGACAGTAGAATCTTCTATTCCATAAACATCTAATGGTGATTTATTAATATTATTCTTTGAAAATAAATTTGCACCATTTTCTAAAAGTAATTCGCATATTTTAAATTTACCATATTTAGCTGCATAATGTAAACATGTTTCACTATCTGAACTAAGAGCAAAAATATTAGCACCTCTATTAATAAGTTCTTTAACTAACTTATAATTACCTTTAATGCAAGCAATCATTAATAGAGTTACATTTTTTAATTTAATATAACAATTAGGTAGATTCTGTTGTTCATCCAAATATCCACTCCAAGCAACATTAATAAGATGTAATTCATTATCAAGATTAGTTAATACTTCACATTTATTTCCATTAATAATTAATTTAATTAAATTACCCACTCTATTTAAAGATACAGTTGTAAATATTTCTTCCATTTGGTTCCTAATACCATCACGATACTCAGTTGTAGGTAAAATTTGTTTCCTATTAACAGTAGTGAATCTAGATAACCCTTTGCCAAAATAATCCAAAGCTGTTAAATTATTATTATCAGTTGCTTTTAAATCAGCACCATTTTCCAATAGTGTGAAACATATACTTGGAAAATCATAATACGTTGCATTAGATAAAGCAGATAGATTTAACTTATCTTTTGCATTTACATTTGCACCTTTATTAATAAGTATAGTTACCAAAGAATTATATCCTTTTATGCAAACTACCATTAATGGTGTCATACCTTCATATATTGCTATATTGCCAATATAAATAGTATCATTATTCCATGCGTTATTAACTAAACTATTATTTTTCTCAATCATATTGATTACATTTTGTTCAAAATTATTAATAATTGAATTAAAAAACTCTATATTTTCAGTCATGTAATAACTAATGATTATGTATGTTGTAATTATTTCAATTTTTATAGAAAAATCTTTGATTTTTCTATAGAAATCTAGTAGATGGGTTTAGAATATTCTAACACACCAGTATAATTCGTAATCTAATTTTTTATCTAACTATATTTAATGATAAAATTAATTTTAGTAATTTTATTAATATTAGTAATATTATTGATATTAAATATGGGGAATGAATATTTTTATGATTTTGAAAATGTTCCAAAAAAATACGGTGAAACAATTAATGATAAGTATGAATTAAATGGAAATGATATACCTAAAATAATTCATCATATTTGCCCACGTGATTTTAACAGATGGCACCCTAAATGGTTTATATGTTATGAATCGTGGCTTAGACTTTTTCCAAAACCAGAATATACACACATGCATTGGTACGATGATGAATTACATAAAGTTATCGAAGAAGATTATCCTTGGTTCTTAGAAGTATTTAATGGATATACAGAAAATATTAAAAGAATAGATATGGTAAGACCATTTATACTCTATAAATATGGTGGAATTTATGCAGATATGGATTTTCAAGTTTTAAAAAATTTTTATGATAATTTACCAAAAGATAGAGTTTCTATTTGTGAAAGTCCATATAAAGGTAATGAAGAAATTACAAATGCCTTAATGGCTAGTCCACAAGGAAGTAATTTTTGGTTATTTGTTATTGATGAATGCTATAAACATAGAGATACTTATGTATTATTATCAACAGGGCCACAATTATTTAGAGCATTAAATCAAACACATCCTGATATTATAAATAAATTAGTGAATGTATTACCATATAATTTATATAATCCTCCACCATGGGATCCAACTGATGAAAATACTATTTCAAAGCATTATAATACAGTTGCATGGTAAAAATATTTAATTAAATATAAGTGGTCCAATTTGAAATGAACCATATGAAGCCCAAATATATTCATTAGGTAAAATCTTTTGTCTAGGTGGTAATTCATACATAACAGTATATACCCCTTCTAATATTTTTACTAATATATATTGATATAATTTATTATCTAAATCGCCATTTCTATCGTATGGTTTTTCATATAAAATATATTCCTGATTATAATAATTATTATTTAATAATCCAACATATTCATAATCTTTAAAAGTTAATTTTACTTTTAAAGTCATTTTATTACTATCCATTGGTAATTTTATAGGCATTTCTAAATATTTTAGATCTTTTACTTCATCATTTGCAATAATTAATTTATCATTTTCTAATTTATATAATGAATTCTTAAATTTAAAAATTTGTTTTTTGTCTGCATCATTTGCTATATAAAATATATCACTTGTTTCTTTATTATCATTTTGACAATCATAATTTAAACATTGTTTTTTATCTAAATCTGTTATGTATTGATAATTAGCATCGTTATCAAAATATAATGTATTTTTTAAAGTTTCTTTTATATTATTAAAATTAGAAATAAAGTAAATTATAATTAATACAATTAATAATAAAATTAATTTATTATATGTAATGTCCATTAAATATATATATATAATAATTTATACTATAAATTTAAATTATCCATTATTAGTAAATTTTGAGTAACTTCTTTTTCTTTACCAATTACAAAATTTAAGATAATATCATAATTAATGAACTCAATAGTTATCTTTTTAGTTTGAATTTTAATACAACCAATAATAATATTTTTAAGTGTAAATACTAAATTAGAATTGTCTATAATACATGATATCTTTTTCTTTTTAAAAATATCTGTTATTTTTGTTGCTAATGTTCCTAACTTTTTATCTTTTGCATTAGCTAAATTTATAAATTCTGTATAATCTAAATTATTTGTGTCAGTTATAGAATCAACCATAGTAGATGTAATTTTGTTAATTATATCTTTAATTTTATTATCCATATTAAATTGATAATCTCTTAGTTTTATATAATACTGATTTAAATTTTTAGTAATATCTTTTTCCATTGTATTAAAATGATCTCTTAGTAAATAATTGTGTTCTAACAGGTCATTTAAATGATTTAACTCATTTTTAATATTATTAACTATCCATGGAAATTTATCTAAATCAGAATAAAGACTTATTAATTTTCTAGTAATTGTTAATGCTAAATCCAATCTAGAAATATCATTTGTCAAATTAGATATCATTAAAATATTATAATTTTCATTTGCATGTACAAAAGTATGGAAATCTAATTCTTTCATCCCTTGTATATTTGAATTAAATGATACAAATATTCCCCATTTTATATGGTGTGTTATCATATCATTTTGCATTTTAACCACTTCATCTTTATTAACTGTTACAGTATAATTTTTAGATTCTAACATAATGACTTTATTATCTGGTAAATATAACCAAGCATCACCACTATGTGGAGTATGACAAGTATTTTTAAATATTATATCACCATATCTTTTTTCGAAAATTGATTCTAATAAATTTTCTGCAAATTCGCCTTTTTTAAATGATGATGATGATAATCCAATTAATTTTTCTAATGAATGATCTAATGCACTTATTTTATCATTTAATTCAGGATTATTAAATTCATTACGTAATAGTTCAATTTTCTGAATAACTTCTTTATATTCAATATGTTTAGTATTAGTATCAGTAGATGGATACATAATTGAATATCCAGTAGTAAAAATATTCCATACTATCTTTTCTAATTCTTTTTTCTTCAATTGAAATAAAATAGGAAAATCTTTTTTAGGTATTGATAATTTTATTTCTAAATTTTGCATTATTATAATTATTATATTTACTTAACAAGTCTTTATCAATTTTTATAGAAGAATCTTTGATTCTTCTATAAAGATCAGTCGCTCATAATAGAATATTCTATTGAGAGCAGACAATTCTAGTAGTTAGATTTAGAAAATCTTTAGAAATATTAATTTGTAAAGTTATATAATGAATGTTGGATCTTGGAATAAATCTGCATCGGGGTATACTACACAAGGTAATTGGGTAGGTGTAGCTTCTAATTCTACTGGTCAAAATTGTATAGCGTCAAATAATCAAGATACACATATTTGGGTTTCAAGCAATTATGGGGTTTCGTGGTCTATTAGTCCAGCCTCGCCTACATCCGTTCACTGGGGAAATGTAACTATAAGTCAAAGTGGAAATAAAATGGCTGCCTGTGAAGATGAAGGTGGAGGTGTTGGTGGAACATACAATATATATTTATATACTACTGGTGCAAATACCTGGACAAATATTGCAACGTCTGGAACAAATGCACCAGGAAATACAGGTCCATGGACAAGTGTATGTTTTTCTATGGATGAAAATGCTTTAGCTGCATGTGATAAGGATGCTAATATTTGGATATATAATTTAACAACAAATGTCTGGATAATTGCACCAGATGTTAATGGAGATCCTCCACGATGCAATATAATATCTAGTAATGTGAATGGGTTTATGGGTATTGGACGTAATAATTGGATGTATACTTTTTATCTTGATAATTCAACTTATATAACGGGAATTATTGACAATAATAATTCAAATATATTTGCTCTTACAGAAAATAAAAATATATCTTGGTCATGTATATCAAGTAGTTTAGATGGAAGTACAATGGTTGCATGTTCACAAGGTTCAGAATATATTTATATTGGAACTTTAACATCAAATTATTGGACCTTTGTAAAACAAACTGACCCAGGTGCAGGAGAATGGCAAGTTGTAGCAGCTGGCCCAGACGCTATTTCTATAGCAGCATGCAAAAGTAACGGAAGTAATCCTGATACACCTGGTGAAATTTGGATAGGAAACAAAAGCTATGGTTCACCAACTTATACTTGGACAAAACAGAATATGCAAAATGGGTCTCCACTCAATGGTGACTGGAAAGCGATATCGCGTAGCACAAATCCAAATCAACTCACTAAATTTATTACACTTACAAAGGAAACAAATTACCAAACTGGTATATGGGTATTTACATCAAAACAAAGTGCAGCAAATGCACAATTGCCACCTAACATTACATGTTTCAATAAAGATTCAAAAATTCTTACCAATAACGGCTATGTTGCAATACAAGATTTAAAAAAAGGGGATTTTGTAAAAACACTTTGTAATGGCTTTGTTCCAATTTATAATGTTGGTTATAGAGAAATTTTTAATCCTTGTTTTGAAGAAAGAATTAAAGATCAACTTTATGTATGTTCACATAAAAATTATCCAGAATTATTTGAAGATCTTATAATTACTGGTGCCCATGCAATATTAGTAAATGATTTTCAAGAAGGCGTTCGTGAAACAACAAAAAAAATGCTTGGAGACATTTTTGTAACAGATAATAAATATCGTTTACCTGTATGCTTAGATAAACGTTCAACAATACATAAAATAAAAGGACCTCATACAATTTATCATATTGCTTTAGAAAACGATAATTATTACATGAATTATGGAATTTATGCGAATGGTCTTTTAGTAGAAACTTGCAGTAAACGATATTTACTAGAAGAATCTAATATGACTTTAATTTCTCAATAAAAAATGAAAATAAATATATAAACAAATAATTGTTATATTAATTATGGAATCTGTTAATACAATTAAATGTAGAAAATGTGGTGGACCACATTTAACAATTAAATGTGGTAAAAAAGTAGAAACTACAGAAATTGTAGAAAAAATAGAACGTAAACCTTTTGTTCAAAATAAATCTTATAAAGCTAAAATGTCAAATCTACCAACCGATATGAGTTATGAAGAATTATCTGAATTACTAAAAGATTGGGGACATTTTAATAGAATTAATATTAGAAATTATGATTCATCATCAGTTGCTTTTGTTGAATTTAAATTTGAAGATGAACTTGAATATTTTATAAGTGCATTAGATAATACGCCATTTGAAAGTGTATTATTAAATGTAGTAAAAATTGATTAAAAAGTGTCTGTTCTATTAAATAATTATGATGCGTGTGAATTAATAGCCAGTGATCTTTATAAAAATTGTCTGTTCCCAATTGAGTTAGCAAAGCTAACTCAATTATGAACGAATAGATTAAATATATTTTTTCTAAAAAAATATCTTTAATTGTACTAGAATTTTATTATTTCCTAAAGGAAATAATAAAAATTGAAAACCTAATAATTAAAATAATATACTATTAAAGTATGAACGATAATTTATTAAATAAGTATTACTCCACTCTTTTGGAGGAAGCACATAAGGCAGAAAATAATTACCAGCTAGCTGCTGGTGTTATGATCAACAACAGACTAATTAGGAAACCATCATGTAATTCGTCAAATCGAAACTGTGTTAGGAGGACCATTGGTCCAAGTATTCACGCAGAAGCGAGTGCATTGGTTAATTTTTACGGTAAGGACTTGCAGTTTGACCGATCAAAGAATATGTGGTGCCTTAAACACCGCTCAAAACACAAGGAAAGCGAAGAAAGTTGATCTAATTGTAATTAGAGTTACCAAGACAAATAAAATTGCAAATGCACGACCATGTTATAATTGTTTAAAAATGATGCAAGATATTGGGATCAATAAAGTATTTTATTCCACTGGTGCCGAAACTGAAATGGTATGTGAGAATGTTAAAAATATGGTCTCAATTCAAGCATCATCTTTAACAAGATATTTATATCGTTTATCTAACACAACTGAAAATAAAAATAGATATTTTGAAGAATTAATTAAGAAATTATTTCCAAAGCAAATTAAGTTATTGAATCTAGAATATTTTATTGAATATAATTTTAAAAATTTATTACCTAATTATAGTATAATTATTAAGAAAACAGATACTGATAAAATTGTTATCATTTATGATGATAACAATAATTTTATTATTTCGTCAATTATTATTTAATTTATTTTTTAGAAGCTTTTTTAGAGGCTTTTTTAGAGGCTTTTTTAGAGGCTTTTTTAGAGGCTTTTTTAGAGGCTTTTTTAGAGGCTTTTTTAGAGGCTTTTTTTCTAGCACCACCTGCATTTTCATAACCTTTAATTTTAATTGCTTTCTTTGAAACTTTTTTACCTTTGTATGTACCACGTTCTTTAGTGATAAAAGTAATAATACCTTCTAATTTACGGTCTTTTAATAATTTTAATAAGGTTTTTTCATCAATTGATGTAGTTTCTTCTTTATCACCTTTTGTTTCAATTAAATCAAATTTATTTTTTTCAGTTTCTTTAGCATACATTTTATAAAATTCATCACCAGTTTTTTCTAAAAACATAACTGATAATCCTAAAGGACCATCAATAACTTGTTCTTTAATACTATGTTTAACACCTTTTTTCATAAACTTGTAGGATTGTTCATAACGATAAGTTACTTCACTCATATACAAGTATTTAGAAAATATATTTTTTTTAGATTAATTTATTTTAAAAAAATTGTTTTTATTTAAAATTATGTTAGATATATAATATATATGGATGAAAATGAATATTTATCAGATGATGATTTTGAATTAATACAAGATACAAGTAAATTAGATTTAGATAATATGTGTGATCTTACAGAAGAAGAAATTCAATTACAAGAAGAAACAATGAGATATGTTATATCAAGAGCACAATCGAAAAGTAGTATTTTTTCTAGTACAAGTAGTATTGAATCATTATGTACAGGTTCAGGAAGTTGTAAATCAAAAAAAGAAAAAGATAGAAAAATTAATAAAAAACTAAGTTTTAACGATTTAAATGTTATAATGGATAAAAAATTAGAAGAAATGAAACCAAAAAAATTTGTATCAGTAAGATCATTAGAAAGAAAGCAACTTTCTGAACCTAAAATAAAAGTAGAACCAAAAATAGTAACAAGACAATTTAATCCAAGAAAAGTACCGTATTTTTATTCTGATGAATATAATAAACAAAAAAAATTTGCAAATGAATCATTAGATATTAATGATTCGCAACTTTTCCCATCTTTATAATTATATATCTAAATCTTCTTGGTCTTGATTGACCATATTTCCTTTATAATTACCCCACTCTTCTTTAATTAAATATTTTATAATTGTATCAATACATTTATCATGTATTTTATTTTTCGATTTTGGTTCATTTGTAGAACCACACGCAGAACATTTACTAAATAATATACTTTTTTTAGAACTAATTTTATTTAAATTATATGTTAATTCAGGAATATTACATGATTGACAAATTACAAAGTTATCAATATATTGATATACTATTTGTTGTAATAAACTTACTTGATGATGACCTGTGTAAGTTTTTTTCTTTTCATTAAAAGCTGCACCTAAAGTATAAGAAATAAATTTATATATAATATCAGGAGGAGTATTTAATGATAATGAAATATCTTCCATATTATTAATAGTTGTATATAATCCATTACCAGCACCACCATGTTTAACTAATAATGGTTGCATCTTATATCTATATGATGTGTCTAGTGATCCATTAATATTTATCATAACTTTGATATTATTTAATAATAATAATTATTAATCAATTTTTATTATTTTCTTTAATCTATTCGTTCATAACAGACAATTTCTATATAACTTATTCTAAACCCATCTACTAAAATTTATAAAATAAAATCTATTATGAGCGATTGATCTTTATAGAATTTACAAAGTAAATTCTAAACCCATCTACTAGAATTTTATATTTTCTAAAGAAAATAATAAAAATTGAAATAATTATAAATAAACTACTGTATAATAATAGATATGGTTACAATAGTGAATAACTACCTAGATACAGTTACCGACAAAAACATGAATAAAAATTATTTTTCATGTGACGTAACAATACCAAACTCAAAACCTCACGCAAAAAAACAAATAATATGCGAATTTTGCAATGGAAATCATAATTGTAGAGATTGCACAACTGAAAAACAATTGAAAAAAACAGTTACCAAAAATATTGGTAAAGTTATTGAAGATTACATCGCACAGAATATACCATGTAGACATTGTAATGAAAAAAGTTTATATCATTTAGATAATAATACTCCATCATGTGATATTAAATGTTCAAATTGTAATATGACAAATATTGAAGTAAAATCTAAGTGTCTATCAGTAACAAATTTACCAAATGATATACAATGTAAAGCAGGTAACTATAACCACTTTATTGAAAATATTATCGATAATCAGTTAGACCTGATAATAGTAATATATTCTGTTGATAGAAAAAGTAAATGTATTACATTTAGAGAAATTTATTATTTGTATAATGATGCATTAATAAATATAATGAATACAAATATACTATCTATTAATGAAACATCATATTCATCGATAATAAATATAAAAAATCGTAAATCATTGTTTGATTTTAAATTAACAATTAAGAAACCAATTGTTATTTCATTAGAAGACTATATTAATCAGTTAAAATGTTATCTTGTTAAATAACAAATTAACTTAAAAAAATTGATTTAAATATTATATTTAATTATAAATTATTAATATATGAATCCTTTTGAACAAGTTCCTGGTGATGTAGTATTGAATAATTTTGAATTAAATAAAATTGAAATATGGTGTGAAGAAAGAGGTCGTAAATGTATTACCCATGTTTATGGGTGGAATATTAATGACGCAGATTTAAAAGAACATTTAAAAAATATTAAGAGTAAAAGAGGTTGTAATGGCTGTATTAAAGATGTTGATAAAGATGATAGTTTAATTAAAGTTTTACAACTACAAGGAAACCATAAAGAATATATAATTGAATATTTAAAAAATCAAGGGATTGATGAAGAAATTATTAAACTAAAAGGTTAATAATTACAAGTTTACCCTTAAAAATTCTAACATTTTATTTGTAAAGCAAAAAAAATTGAAATTATTTTAGTTTACCGATTCAATTAGTATTACTTTACATGTCTAATTCTTCTAGCACACATAATATTCCCCAAGTTGGCGCTTCAAGCCAACCTATTGAACCCAAATCTTGGGTGAAAATGGCTACTAAGCCTAAATCTAAGGATCAAAAAGTATCCTCTATTATTACTGAACAAAAGCCAAAGGCTGATGAACAAAAGTCTGAAGCTGTTGTTCAACCGTCAAAGACTGAAACTTCAACGAATCAACACGCTGTTGCTAAAAAGAGCGTAACTATTGCCGAACCTCAACCGGTTGACCAAAACATTTCTGACTTGTTTAGGAATGCAAGGAGTACTGCACGCGAGGAAGCAAAGGCAGAGTATGATCGCCAGATCAAGAATGGATCACATGATGAAATCGCAAAGGTTGCGTCTGACAAAACGGAAGAAATTGTATTCCTACGCATTTTCACGGAGTGGCAACGGTCTAACCAAAAGGACAATCATTTATCTACTGATGATGTTCCCACGTGTGCTCTATTCGGAGGTATTGGAGTTCTTAAAAATGGTACAGAATCACTAAATGAGTCATTTGGTGGGTTCCCTTCAATGCCCGGACTCTTTAGTAAGTCTACTCTGTCACCTCCTCCAGGTTTGACAGACAATACTTTTGAGTCCGTCGTATCGAGACCCGCAAAGAAAGCTGCCGCGAAGGCAACCAGAATGGTAAGCGGTTTTACAACACCGCCACGACCTGATGCATCCGCAGAGACACCTTATGCTCCTACTAAAAAGGTGTACAAGGAGTTGACCCGTGCAGAGCAAGAAACCAAGAATGGTGAAATCAAGACGAATGTCGACAAGCTTGTCGCCGACATTGTGACCAAGATGGATCCTGTGAAGATGAAGACTGATCTACAGGAACACGGTGTATCTTTCAAGAGTGAAATGGTTATCGACTTTACGGGTAATGCAAACAAGCTTGGTATTACTACTTTCGGTACACCTATTTATGCTAGCAAGGTTGTAGATCCTACGAAAGACAAGACTACTGGCAGTATCAATGAAAGGTTCCGTATTTTCAAGGCAACCTTCGAGAATGAACTCAACAAGGATCTGGACCCAACTGGTATCAAGTTCAGACTCACTGTTGAAAGAGTGGACCCTCCTGAGAATTTTACTGAAAAGTTTCCTCAATTCTTCAAGTTCACTTTGACAGGCCGTCAGTACCAAGCACGTCCTACATTTAGGATTAACACGCTTGCAGATTACAAACGTAGTCCAATTGAGTCAATGGATACTATTGACCCAATCCCAGCTGCTGCTCCCTAAGCCACCTTCATTTAATTATTGTATAAATAGTGTAATTTACATTGACTAGATTTTTATTATTTTCCCTAAAGAAAATAATAAAAATTGATATAAATATATAAAACATTATTACTAATATTTAGTATGACTACATATTCATCATTAAGTATTGATAATATAAGTGAAATTATATCAACAATAAACAATATAATTATATCAGATATTAATAAAATATATGAGTATGATATTAATAATATTACAAAATTATCAAGTTCAACACTACAAATTGTATTATCTAATTTATGTAATAAAATTAGATCTAGTCCATATAGTTACAAATTGAGTTGTTATGAAGTTCTTATTAAATTTATAACTAATATTATTATTAAATATCATGAAGGTAAAAAAGTAATCGATTTATCATATAATAATTTTGAAATATTGAAATTAATAAGTACATCTAGTCATGGAATTACGCATTTAAAAAATATTAAAAATATAATTAATGAAACTATAATAACACAAGATGATATATTTGATATTACTAGATATGTAGCAGCTAAAGGATTACTACCATCTTATTTATTTTGGACAAAATTTACTAAACCATATACTTTAACATATTTTAATTATTCTTTAATATTATCAGATGCTATTAAAAATTCAGATGATAGAATATTTAAAATACTATTAAAACTTTCACCAATTGATTCACCTAGTAAATTCTATAAAAATAATGAGTATATAGAACCAATATTAACCTCTGTTTTAATTTCAGTGCTACCAAAAAAATTTTTACTACGTAGAATTAAATTACTATCTGAAAAAACAAATCTTAAATCTCTTTATCCTGAAATGATTACGCATACAAATAATATAAGTATATTAAATACATTATCTAAATATTATTATAATGAAGTACTTAAATTTAATAATTTAGATACAATATTAAGTTATCCTAATATTTCAGATTATGAATTAAATATCTATTATAATATTTTAAAAACAGAAAGTGAAAAAATAATATTTTATATATTATGTAATATTAATGGTTATAGCATTAATAAAAAAATTAATTGTAATACACCAATTTTTACAAATATTCTGAACACATATTACTTAAGCTTTTTGGGAGATATATGTAAACAACCAGATGAATTATATAATATGAATCCTGTATTAACTGAAATATTTAAATATTATGTACAAAATAAATATACTAATATAGTATTAGATGCGGATATAATATCTACTAAATTATTAAAATATACAAAATTTTATGTTTGTTCACATTTTTATATTATAAGTATAAAAATAAATAAAATTCTACATTTACTACGTTGTTTAATGAAACGGAAATTTAAATTAAAAAATAATAATTTTAAGTTAAAATTTACACCAATATTAAATGAAATAAATAACTATATACCTAGTGATAAATGTAATATTCTTAAATATGGATCTAATAATTATCAATTAAATAAACAAAAATTTAATACTTTACCACCAAGACATATACTACCAATGGAAGATATATTAAATAAATCATATTTGATAAAAGAAAAAGCAGATGGTATTTTAAGTATGAATGTTTCAATAAATACATTTCCTAGATGTAATGAATTATTAAAATATGAAATTAAATCTGAGTTTATTGAAGAATTAAACATGTATTTAGTATTTGATATTAATATTCCTAATTTAACTATATTTGAACGTCAATTATATTTGAGAAATTTACATTATATGACTGCTAATAAAACTTCGTTATCAACAGTTTCCAATCTTAATGAATTAATAGCTCAAATTGATAATGAAAAAATAATAATTGATGAATTTATTAAATGTAATAATGATGTAAAATGGTACCCTAAAGCTGCATGGAAAGTAGTAATAGACAAAACCTTTTATGTTGAATTATTAAAAATTATAGGTAATGATTCAACAGATTATTTAAATCAACTATTTGATAATAGAGTTTTTAACATTGATGGTTTAATCTTAACACCATTAGATGGGTCTAGAGAATTGAAAATCAAACCAAAAAACTTATTAACAATTGACTTGCTATACAGTAATAATAAATGGATAGATTCTGACAATATTGTATGGACTAATATTAAATTGACCCCAAATAAAAAATATAAAAATAAAATTTATAGATGTTATCCATATCAAAATAAGTCTACTGATAATGTAACATATATTCCTATACAAGTTAGATACGATAAGAAAAAACCAAATTCTAATTTTATAGTTGATCAATTAACAAATATATACAAATTTAATTGGTTATACAAGGAATTTAGTGACCAAGAATGTGAAAGACCAAATCAAACAGAAGTATACTATCAATTTAAATGTATGGTAGTTCAACCAAGAATAAAAAAAATTATTAATAACCAAAGGTGTAATTTAAATAATATGATTAAATTAATGAATCCTTCAAGTAACAAAAATTGGTTAGATTTAGGTTGCGGTACATGTTCAATATTTTCTAATATTAAAAAAATTTACTTTCCAAAAAAATATACTGGTATTGACAGTGATATCAATTTATTATCTAGTAAATATAATTTAGTAGATGAAAATCCACATATTTTAAATTTATATCCAATAAAATTAAATGAAGTATGGGATAATTATAATATTTGGAATACTTTTGATTGGACAATTAAATATGATTATATAGTAGCTAACTTTAGTTTGATGCATTTTTATAATGAACTATTTATGGAACAATTAAATAAAGTTGTTAAACCAGGTACTAGATTTCTTTTTAATATTGTCAAACAAAATTCTACATGGAAATTTAATGATTTATATTTGAAATCAAATGAAAATACTACCCTTAAATTATGGCATCACTCTAATGAAATTTCAGAAGCTTTAATTTCTAATGAGCAAATAATTAAATATATAAATAAATATGCTTGGAAAATTGTAAATGAAAATGAATTTAATGGCGAATTAGCAAATTGTTATAAATGGTATATTATTGAAAAATTATAATATAATATAAAACTTATCTATGTTATTTTATATGATTGTTTTAATACTTTTTTGTATTATACTATATTTATTATATTTAAATTTTTCAGAATCAGAAAATGAAAGTAATATTAAAAATCCTATAGAAAAACCAAATTTCTCTATAGCAAATAAAAAAGATTTTATTGTAGAATACGATATTAATCCACAATTTAGAGGGTTAAGTAAATATTATAATTTAAATGAAAGAAATGAAATTGGTGGATCGAAACCATTTTCAAAAATTAAATTAAATAATGATAATTTAAAGAATAATAAAATAAATTTCAATAATTATAGCTCATACAGATTAAAACCAACAACGGCAGATAAACTGACATTTTGTAAATCTAAATAAATGAAAATTCAGTTCCTTCATATGGATTATATTCATTTTTCTTCGGCGTTTCTATATTATCAACATAAAAATAATCTCCATTATTATTTGCTAAATCTTTTTGAAAATCAGGTCCATCTTTAAAAGATTCTTTAACTTTAACATTTACATTCGCACTAATTTGTTCTTTAATTTTACTTTTAACTACTTCATATTTTTTAGCTTTATTAATTGAAATAGTGATTAGATCTTTATTAATAATATCATTAATTGAAATATCTCCTTTAAAATTAGATATCATTAAATTAATAATTGATAATGCAGTTTCTTCATCTGTAGTTGGTATTATAACTTCGCCAGATCTTGGATCAAATTCAATATTATTTATAATATGTTTCCAGTTTTCATAATCATTTAATGATGGTATTTTAATTTTAATGAAGAAATAGAAAGGATATTCTTCATTATTTTTATATATAATTTTACTCCATGGGTTAGGCTCATAAAATTCCCAAATAATATGTTTACCTGCCTCATAATTAGTAGGATTGCCATAAAGATTTGGAGATATAACTTCTTTAAAATCTTTATCATTAGTAGCTTCTAATTTATCTTCTTTATTCATAGTATATGAATTATCTAATATATTAATATTTGGTAAAATTTGGTCTTTTTGTTTTTTAATAATTTCTGTTTTCTTATCTATTATTAAATTTTTTTTACTTTGTTTTTGTAAAACTATAGTATTTAATAAATAGATTTCATACATAATTATTAATAATATAATTAAAATTAAACTTTTTTGTATCATAATTGATTTAACCTAGAAATTAAATAATTTATAATATATTATAATGTACAAGTTAAATTATAAATTTCAAAAAGAAGATTCTAGAGATTTACAATTTGATCATAAATTATTACCTACAAATTCTGTAACAAATTATAATTTAAATATTACTAAAATTTACGACCAGGGGCAATTAGGCTCATGTGTATCTAATGCTATTGCACTAGTTATTAATTATATTAATAATACTATTTTACCATCACGTTTATATATTTATTTTAATGGTAGGGCAATCAGCATCGATGAAAATATTAGAGATGACACAGGATTAGTAGTAAGAGATGGATGTAAAAGTGTATCTAAATATTCAGTTTGTTCAGAAATAAATTGGCCTTATAATATAAATGTATATTCTATAATGCCATCATTATCATCTTATAATTCAACATATAATTTACCAAATTTTACTTATTATGCACTTACACAAACAGCAACTGCAATACAAGCTGCTTTACAAGCTAATAATCCTGTTATATTTGGATTCACAGTATATTCTAGTTTTATGTCTAGAGCAGTTGCATCAACAGGAATAGTACCAATGCCAAATACACATACTGAAACTATCGCTGGTGGTCATTGCACTGTAATGTGTGGTTTCAATAGTGTTACTAAAATGTTTAAATGTGTTAATTCATGGGGTACTAACTGGGGTGATCGTGGATTTTTTTACATGCCATATGCATACATTTTAAACCCGTCATTAACAAGTGATTTATGGATAATTAAATATGATTTACCACCTACTAAACCAACTAAAATAAATAGATTAACAAATAAAAATATTATATTTAAATTAAAAAAATAGTTAATATTAATGGGGATCATTAAATTAGTTTTTTATATATGTAGTTGTTCTTTAGAACCATTAAAAACTGATGATGTGGTTGAGGATGAACAAAATTTTATAATTAGACCACCAGTATCAATTGAACAAAATTTTATAATTAGACCACCAGTATCAATTGAACAAAATTTTATAATTAGACCACCAGTATCAATTGAACAAAATTTTATAATTAGACCACCAGTATCAATTGATCAAAAAATTGATGATATATATTGTGCACTATGTTCACAAAAAATAATAGATAATACTAATGTATATCTTGCATATGATAAAATATTTTGTTGCACTAACTGTCGAATAATATATCTAAAATCTTCTAATAGGTTGTCTAAATACTAATTTAAAATCATTACCTAATAAATCTTCATCATTATAATCAATATCGGATCTAAAATTATCTATCCTATTTTGATTATTTAATTTTTCATATATTTCATATTTAAAATAGTTATCTTTGTATACATTAAATAAAATATTATTTTGCATCATTATTAATTTATCTTTATTAATATCATCTAAAAATTTTTCATATAGATAAAAATAATTTTCAATTATATATATTAATGATTCCTTAACAGTTGTTGTTTTTAAATTATATTTATTTATTAATTCATTAGATAAAATACTATCTAATATTAAATCAATATTATACCATCCAATATAATTTTTTACAAAATTATAATTTAAATACTTTGTTTTATTTTTAGCATAATCATATAATGTATGATTATAAAAGTTTGTATACATAAATATTTTATTTTCATCTACGGTTTTAAAACTAGAAAAATTTTTATAAGAATAAAATATTTTTGCTTCTTTATAATAAAATATTCTTCCTATTTCTAAAATAATATCTAACAAGTTTTCATCTAATTCTTTTTTATTATCTTTATAAAAATAATACTGATTTACATAATTTATTATCATTTCAGTACCACATTCTATATTTAAATATGGATAACCATTTTCATAAATGCTAATCATTAATCCATCTTTAATTTTATTATAATATAACTTATTATATGAACTTTGATCAGTTGCATCATAGAACATACAAATTAATAAATAATTTTTATTATCAAGTGAAATCATAATTTGACTGGATTCATTAATAAAATGTTTGAATAAATCTATTCTATTATTTCCAGGAATTTGATACTCTTTAAAATCATTTATTATTTTTATATTATCTTTAATTTTTATATTTTTTAAAAAAGTATAATCATTATCAATAAAATTAAATTCATATTTTCTATTAATAAGTTTTTCAAATTGTTCATTTGTATGATAATATTTAAATTTTTCATCTTTAGATACTAATTTTAATTTAGTAAATGGTGGTAATAAAAATTCTTCTTCTTTAGGGAATAATGAAAAGTTTTCAATAAATAATCCTATACCTTTCATATTTTTTGGTATGTTTATTTTTATTAAAATTAATCCAAAATTACCATTTATTCCTGGACTATAAAATGGATCACGTGTTGTTGATAAAAATCCTAAATCATGTATTTCTTCATCTATTTTTAAATTAACTATAAAACTATCATCCCAAATAAATCTATAAATAAAATAATCATTATCTAATGCTGGTGCTGTTTTAATTATTTCGCTAATTTTTTTAATTCCATCAAATAAAAAATTATTTATACTCTTTTTTTCTCTTAAATATTTATTAAATAAAAATGATCCAGTAAATGAATAAAATGTTATATATGATATTATATCATTATTAATAATATGTAATGTACTATCTTTAATTTCTTCATATGAAACATCATTTGATGATACTTTTAAACAAATCTTATAATGAATATCTTGATTAATTAATAATTCTGGTGTTATATCTTTTACTAGACCCATATTTTGACCTAATTTAATTAGTTCTAATTTTGAATAATATGGATTAAAGTGATGTATAAATGGATGAAAGCTATTACGTTTACAAATACTAATTAACAAACCTAATTTAGGACTATATTCGTATAATGTTTTATATGATGTTTCAATTAAGGTTTTAATATTATAATTAGCAATTATATCTAAACTTTTTTTGTATTTAGCTGCCATTTCTTTATTATTTTTATACTTTTCATATAAATTTTCTACCCATGATTTAATTTCATCATTAATAAATCTAAAATGTGAATCAACTAATTTATAATGTATATCTGTTTTTTTAATTGGGTAAATACTTTTTGAATAAATATCATACATTGGTATCAACTCTTGATATTTTGATAATTTTTCTTTATCTTTATCTTTTAATTTAATTTTTAAATTAAATATATCCATAATAATTTTTTCATTAATAATCATTATAAATATATAGATTTTTTTAATTAATGTGATAAATTATCACCATCAAATATTGATACATTTGACATTTTTTCAGGAGGCATAGTTATTGTAACATATTGGCCTTTTCTCATAATAAAATACCAATACATTACAATTAAAATTATTAATGCAATAAACTCAGGTCTCATTATTATGAACTATAAAAAAATTATTCATTTAATTTATCAATTGTTTCATAAATACTATTAGTTTTTAAACATACAGATTTTATGAAATTTAATTTAAATATATTATTCCATGATTCTGGAATTTCAATTGAATTATTATAGTCCCAATAACTTTTTAAAATATATTTTATATCATCTATTTTTGCGTAATTATTAATATATTTATCTATTAATTTACATGTATCATGTATATTATCAGATGATCTACACATATTAATAATATCTGCATGGGAAACTAAATCATCGTAATCTTCTGTAATATTTTCTGGACTAACTTCCCAATAATGTTTTAACATATTAATTATATCTTCCGTTGATGCTTTCTTAAAATGAATAATTTGATCAATTCGCCCTGATCGTATTAATGCTTTATCTAACATTTCTGGTTTATTAGATGTCATTATAATTATACGTTCATCTGATTCTTTTAATCCATCAAGCATGTTTAATAAATAACTTAAATTATTATTTTCATTTTCTTTAATAAGTTTAATCATTGCATCATTTAATATTTTAGAAGAAATAGTTGTATCTTTATCTTCCTTCTCTTCACTACTTCTATCTTTAACAATATCATTCATGCAGTCAATGTCTTCAAATATTATAATTCGTTTATTTGTTGGGATAATCAAATCTGGTATAATCTCATTATTGAATATTATTTTATTTAGTTGGGTGATATCAAAATTACTTGATAATTTAATATTAATAATATGTTTGTCTTTCATTTTATCCATATTAGCAAGTGCCTTTATAAAACCAGTTTTACCACAACCTGGTTCACCCCATAATAAAAATCCAAATGTGTGAGGTATTCCTTTTTTCTTATACCATTCATTATTATCTAAGAAAAAATTAATTTTGTTTATTATTTTTTCTTTATCTTTAAAAAATCTATTTTCAAATTTTACATTTGATTCCCATTTACATGATTCTACCTTAACACATTTATCTTTTTCATTCCATAATATATCAACTATTAATTTATTATCATTTATTTTTTTTTCTAAAAATTTATTATGTATTACGACAGCAGTATTATCTACAAAATCCATCATTTCTTTTACTGATAAATCACTATATATTTCCAAACAATTTATCTCTTCAATAGTTTTAACATTACTATTAATACTTTTTTCTATTTCTTTGAATTTAACAACTCCCATAATTTTATCAGTTACACTAAATGGTTCAGTTTGGTTTACACGCCATCCTGCGTTTACTATCATATCATCATTCCAATCATATTTTTTTATTTCAACTTCTTTTACTTTTTTAATATTACAATTTGTTGAAATGTAATGTGATAATGCTCTAAATCTATGCGATGAATCTTTATCAGTTGCTTCAAATAATAGTACGTTTTTATTACTATTATTATCTTTAAAAAAGTTTATTATATTATCAATAATTCTTTGGTTATTAACAACATACAAAAATATAAATCCATTTATTATTAAAAAAATATCAAAAATATAATTACCAGTATTTAAATTTGATATTTTACCCAATAAAGTACTAGTTATTAGAAAATCATTTATTTGCATTAAACTATAATAATAATATAAAAATATTTAAAAAATCAATTTTTAAATTCTAATCTATTATATAATGGCTCTATCTTCTAGTCCCGAAATCCCCTCCGCCAGTCCTTCAACTGGTATTGTTGCTACTTTAAAAAAACACTGGTATATCGTTGTTCTTCTTGTATTAATTTTCTTATACTGGAGAAATAAACAACAAAAATCCAAAGAACAAAAATAAATGTTTACCCTCTATCAATTAATATTATGAGTGACTTGTTTAAAGAAATATACACATCGTGACATCTTACTAATATTCTTATAGAAAGTCTAAAAGACTTTCTATAAAAATTGTCTGTTCTCAATCTAATTTGCAAAGCAAATTAGATTATGAACGAATTGTACCGATGTGTTAGAATATTCTAAACCCCTCTACTAGAATTTTATTAAAATTGTCTGTTCACAATCTAATTTGCTAAGTAAATTCTAAATCCATCTACTAGAATTGTCTGTTATGAATGAATAGATTAAATAGATTTTTTATAAAAATATCTTTAATTGTACCGATGTTTTAGAATATTCTAAACCCATATACTAGAAAAATTGAAATATATATATACTAAAACTTTACAAATTAGTATTTATGAGTAAAAATCATAATAACCCCGGATATATAAGACTATGTGCAGCATATTTATATGGCAATTGCAATCAAAATGGCCCTTGCCATAGAGGTTTAGAACATAGGAATCGTACACAAATAGACAATCGTATTAACGGTTCATACAAAACATGCGACAAGTATGTAAATGCACCTTTTTGTAGACCAATAAAAGACTGTACTAATTGTTTACAACAACGTAATACTTTAGTTTTACAAAGTAAGACACTAACAAATAATTTAAAATCTATTCAAGAACAAATTGAAATTAATACTGATATTGTAAAAACTGCAAAGAGTAACTTAGATCAATGCAGATATCACTCTAAAAATCCAATTGAAATAAATGATGCTGACATTAAATACTCCCACGCATTAAATACTATGAACGATTTTATAGATCAGCGCCGAGTAGTTAAAAATAATTTACAAATTATTAAAAATAACGTTAGAAATTTACCTAATTGTGATCACCATATTTGTCCCATCGATGGAATTTGCAATCAATGTAATTTTGGTGAATGTACTAACAGATTAACATGCTTCTGTAGTCATAATCTTAGTGAAAGAAGAAATCAATTAGATAAAAATGAAAATAATGCACTTACACAAAAATATGTTATCTGTAGTCATTTTCGATTATTTGGTAATTGTACGAATGTTAACTGTAATTATTTACATAATGGAATATGCGAAGCATTTAGAGTAGGTAACAATTGCACTGATGTAAGTTGTACCTTAAATCATTTTATGTCAAACAATCTATGTAAAGAAGCATCTTGTAGAATGTGCTACCCAAACATATGCAACAATTTTCGCAAAAGCATAGTATGTGATAATCTTACATGTCGCTACAATCATTATTTAGTTCCTCCAGCTCCTGTAGTTCAGCAAATTGAACACATTGTAAAAGAAACTAGAATTATTATTAATAGTGAACAAGAACAGCAATTGATTGATGAATGTGGTATAGATATAGATGAAAATGGTAATGAAGTAATCAAAATGTATGAACTGTTCAATGTATTTTATCGATTTGAAAGTGCAATTCAACAGCCAGTATTATCTTTTCAAAAACAAAATAAAGTAAGAAACAACTATATTAATGAAGAAGATGAAGTAGAAGAAGATTACGAAGATGTTCCAAGAAATTTTCGTCATTCTTCTGTCAATCATTATATTATTCCTGAAGCTGTAGCACCAGTAATTAACCCTCAAGTAATTCGAACTGAACCTCGTATTATTCGTTCAAAGGTTTTAAGAAAGAACAAGTTTAAAGAACTTGATAATGAAAGTTACTGGTTAGACTATTCTACTATCCCTATAGAAGAACTACTAAGTGATGAATATATTAATCAAGTATTAGCTGCTAAAGAAATAACTAAAAAGAACCCAATTCAAAAAGAAAATGTAATTATATCTTAATTTAATAATAATCCAAAAAAAAATTGTATGCTCTCAAAATTTTAAACCCATCTATCTACTAGAATTTTTATAAATAATAAAAATTGAAATTTTAAATTTATAATGGTTCCATATATATCAATTTTAGTACCTTCGGGTAATAGGATAACAACTGAAGATAGTAAAAATTACTGATAAAACTTGTGTGAGTAGATGTATTACTTGGGTATTAGCCCCCAGGATACTAATTTTACTTGTATTGTGAGCTTGACATAATACATTGAAAGCACAAGGAGTAATCTATAATCGTAATTATTTAAAGTTGTAATTCTATTTAATAAATTCCAGCCAGCAATGGCGAATGGAGCAGGCAAATCTAGTCTGTCTGATTAGAGGCTCACCTGAGCATAAGGGTAGAGACTATTAATTAGGTTTTCTTACAATGATAGTATCCGGGAGTAGTGTTCCGTAGACAAGTGTAAGTTTTGGTATTTGGGAATTGATACCGTAAGAGGGTTGCACCCTTAGAAGTTCCCCACGTCTCCAAAAGGAGGGCCTCGTGAAAGAAATTATACATGGCTTTAATTGAGGTATCGTCTGATCGTACGTGCTTCTTCCCCGGCAGGGGTTAAACAACAGATTGCTCAAACAGGATATAAAGTGGTTGGATGTGTTAGAGGAGCACAAAGAGGAAGTGCTGGTGGAGCACAAAGAGTAGGTGCTAGAGAAGCACAAGAAGGTCTAGAATCAAGACCAACACGCATTGAAATATGTGCAAGATTCATACATGGAGGCTGCAATCGCAGAGGTGCTTGCAGAGATGGGAAACAACATCTTCTACGTGAGCAGATTGATGCGAACGAGTTAATTCCCATTTGCCAAGAATGTTGTACAGTTGATTTCTGTCCCCGAAACACTATTTGTGATATATGCAGTACCAACAAAGAAACTGTAAAATTGCATCTGGATAAAGTGATTTCTGATCGCAACGACGCAATTGCTAACTTGAAGCGCGCAACAGACCAATCAATTCGTGCAAATGCGACTTTCAAAGAAAGCATAAGGGAAGCTACCCGTACTGGATCCAAAGCAGCAATTGATGCAAAGGAAAACGCGAAGACAGCTTACGCGGAAGCATATGCAGAAGTGCTTACATGGATGTCTAGAGAAAAAGAACTGACCAAGCAACGATATGCAGCTGTCAAGAATATGAAACAACCAAGATGCACACATGTTTCTTGCACCTGCGATCAGTGTAAATATGGAAACTGTTCAAACAGAGAAACTTGCTTCAGGTCTCACAATGTTAACAGACGACAAGACAAGTTGGACGAGCTAGTGCGTTACGCATTGCAACGATCACATGTTATCTGTTCAGCATTCGCTGAAACTGGCAGATGCACAAATCAAAGATGCAACTATTCTCACATGAATCTATGTGAAACATTTAGGTTGAGTGGTGAATGCAGTGACTCTGGATGCACTCGGGATCATTATATGGCACCTGAACCAAAACAGGAGATTAAGCCAAGAGTTGAAAGGGTTGACACCCCTACTACTCTTCAAATATTGGCTGATGACTTTGAGGAGATTACCCGCGAATTTGAAGTAAATGTGGCACAATGGAGAGCTGACCATCCTATCAAGCCAATTCAGAGAGTAGTCAAACCGAAAAAGGTCATTGAGGAAGACGAAGACGAGTATGAATATGATGATACCGAAGATGCCCCAAGAAATTTTCGGTTCAAGTGGAAAATGCGCTACGGTAAATTGCCTCGGCACCTAACTTTAAATACCGCATCATCACCGATACCAACTAGTCAGACGCCGACACCAACAAGTCAGACACCAACTAGTCAGACGCCGACACCAACTAGTCAGACGCCGACACCAACTAGTCAGACGCCGACACCAACTAGTCAGACGCCGACACCAACTAACCGGCAACAAAAGAAGTCTAGGAAACCACAGGAAGATTCTAGTCCAGACAACTGGTCTGGACTACAAACTATTTCTTTTGGTGATATGAGTGTAGACCTCTACTTTGAAAGCAACCCTCGTGCAAAACCACCTATGGTGACTATGTACAACTTCATCAGCATTACTACAATGCTTGAAAAAGAGGCTGCGACTTCTGAAGAAGAGGAAAACAATTAATTTATTTGTAAATAATGTATTTATTTTATGTAAACAACATCGTTGTCATCAGTAAGTATATTTCTAATATGTAAACCAATCTCTTCAGAAAAAGGAACTGGTTCAGTAACTAAATTAGAATTACCATTATCTTCTTCTAAATTATGAAATATAACCATATTATTTAATATGGTTTCTAAATTACAAAGATTAAAATTAATTTCAGGACCATATGTAGTTCCACAACATTTGTATTCAGGTATTACATTGATATTATTTAGTAAATTATTTACAGATATAGAATTAACATCATAACGTTTATTATATTTTAAATTTAGATTAAATTTATTTATCTCTTTTAAAATAGTTTCTTTAACTAAATTAATATCAGAAATTAAATTTTGGTTATCATGTATACTATTTACAAAATTTTGTGTACCATCTATTAATTCATTAGCTGTTTTAATTGTTGAATCCATAGTATTATAAAATACATTTCTAAAAGTTTCAATATTTTTAGTAGGGGTATTAACTAAATCTAATGGTATTATAAAACTTACATTTTTATTTGATTCATAATTATTATGAATCAAATGTAATTCCAACCCAATATTTTTATTTTGCCAACTTAATCTACTTCTTTTAAATATAACTTTAATTAAATTATAATTCTTTCCATCAATTTCAATTGTATGTGCATGAGGATCTAATATATCTTGACCAATTGATTTACTATCATTTGTAATAAAATTATAATTATTACCATATACAATATTTATATTTTTTCTACAAAATGGTAATGTGGTTATTTCTATTATTTCTTTCATTCCATATTTTTCTTTATTTTTTATAGATACCAAAGGACTATTATTATTCATATTTTCACTGCTAATATTAATAATAAATAAAATTAATATTAAGATTACTACTATTATTATATTTTTCATTATAATATATTTAGATTATATTTTTTATTACCAAATTTTAATTCTATCTTCAGGGTTTAAATACATATCACCATCTTTTATTTTATATATTTCATAAAATTTATTTATATTTTTTAAAATACCATTTACTCTAAATATATTTGGTGCATGGGGATCTGATAATAAATTATGTAATTCTTTTTCTTTTCTTATATTTATCGCCCATATAAAAGCATAATTCTTAAAAAAAATTTTATAATCTTCATTGCTCAAATTTTTGTATAATTCTAAACCTTTTAATGCAAAATTTACACCACCTAGGTCAGCTATATTTTCACCTAATGTTAATTTTCCATTTATAAATTCATCATGTATTTTGTAACTATTATATTGATCTATTAATTTATTAACTAAATTACAATATCTCTCATTATCATTTGGTTGCCACCAATTATTTAAATTTCCATTTTCATCAAATAATCTTCCTTTATTATCAAACCCATGGACTATTTCATGACCAATTATTACACCAATACCACCAAAACTTTTAATAATATCATTTTCATAAAAAAATGGTTCTTGTAATATTGCTGCAGGAAATACAATTTCATTTGAACTAGGCGAATAATATGCATTTACAATTTGTGGATGCATGTGCCATCTGTCTTTATTTACTGGATTATATAATTCAGCATACTTTAAATAATTATCATAAGTTATACATAATAAAATATTTCCAAAAAAAGTATTATTTTCGGATAACTTAAGTTCATCATAATTATATAAACCATTATTTTTTGGATAACCAATTTTAATATTCATTGAATGTAACTTTAACAAAGCTTTTTTTTTTGTTACTTCTTCTAACCATTGATTATCTTTGATTTCATTATTTATTGCCTGTTTTATATAATTTATTATTAATAATATATTATTATTAATTTTTCTATTGTAATATTTTTGTATATACAATTTTCCTAATTCCTGACCTAGTAAATTATTAATTAATTCAATACTTCTTTCCCATTTAGGTACTAATTCTTTAGTTCCTTGTAATTTTTTGTTATAAAAATTTAGATATAATGTTTCTATATCATTATTTATTATATTATATACTGCTAACATTAATTTATATTTTAAAAAGTCTTTCCATAATTCCAATAAATCATTTATCAATAATTCATCTACCCGTTTTAAAAACTTAGGATTAATAACATTAAAAAGACCTTTAGGTTTATTTATTTTATTTAAAAAATATTTTATAAATAAATATACTTTAGGATAATCATTTTTAATTTCATCATATGTTCTAATATTATTTATTAAATTTATATCTCTTTCTTCTGGTGATGAGTAAGTTTTTTCAGCTAACAATTTTTCAATAAAATATATTTTTTCCATATTAAGGTTTAAATTAAATAAACTAACATAACTTTTCATAAAAATTTTATAATCATCTCTAGTTTTTTCTTTATTATCTCTAAAGTAATATTCTTTATCAGGTAACCCTAACCCACCAGATCCAATATGTAAAATATTTAAACTTGAATTATTTAAATCTGAATGTACATATAATATAAGTAGACTATTTAAATTAAATATTATATGATAATCAATAAATTTTTTGATTAACTCATCAATTGATTTTATATTATTTATTTCATCAAAATATTTATTAATTTCATTTAAATAATTATAATCTGATAAACTTTGATTATAAAGTATCTTTATATTATTTGATTCATCAATATGATTTGTAATTAATTTTTTAATCTTATCTAAATTTTTTTCTGTTAATATATCAAATTGAGATATTTTTGACTTATCATTGGGTATTGGATTATTCATTAACCAATCTTTATTCACATAATTATAAAAATCGTCCATTTATATTATATTATAAATTAACTTAACATAAAATTATAACTATTTATTTTTGAAAAATCTATATCTTTATCAGTTGATAACATTATAATATATGTGTGTTGAATTGTTTTATTTTTATATAATTTAAAATTATGATCTAAATATGTAAAATTATCTTTTGAGATTAACCTAATATTAATAAAATATTGTGATTCTTTAGTTTCCTTTATTATTTCAAAATCACCATAATCTATTTTATTTTGTTGATCCATTAACTCTTGTCCTTCTTTATCCCAAATTGGAATTGTTAAGATAAAAGTTAGTTTTTTATTATTCAATTTTGCATTATCTAGAAAATAAAATAATTTTTTTATTCCTAAATCCATTATATTTTTTTGATATGGAGGATTAAAACTATATGTTCCTTCAATTATATTAATATTAAAAAAATTACCATGTGAACCAAAATATCTCTCGACATCATAATAAATTGAACAAAATTTTGGTAATGTTGCATTAATAGGTGATGCAAAACATTCAAATTGTAAATTATAATCTGTATTCATTGTATTAATAATATCTGGTAATACGCCAAGTTGATGATTATTTGATCCGAGTAATTGGTATCTAAAAATAATAATCCATATAATAGTATCTATATCTTTAGCATGTCCAGTGTAATTCTGTTTCAATTTATTGTAAACATCAACAGGTACTAAAATATTATCTAAAATATTAAGTAATCTTTTATCTTTAATTCCAAAATATACACTTATTTTAAATTTATAAAAATTAACACTTTCATTATCTCTTTTTTGAACAACTATTTTTTTCATAATTTTGAAATTATCCTTTGAATTCAAATAAAAAGGCGATATTTTATATTTATCTAAAACTATTATTTGGACTTTAACAAATTCTATAAACTCTATTATAATTGAATCTATAATTTCTTCACAATTATCATTATCTTTATTATGTTTGCAAAAATCTAATAAAGTTACTTTTAATGATTCTGTATTATCAAAATTATCTGGAAAAAAGGGATCATTCTTATTTGTTTCAAATGCATACAAAATAAACATCCATGAACTTAATAAATTAGTTAAAGTTCTTGGATAAGATTTTTTAATACTAAATATTTCAGTACCAAGCTTTTGTGTAACTATGTGTATAAACATTTTAATTATTTGGCAATAAATTTTACCACGATATAATTCTAATATTGGATCAATTATTATTTTATTTTTGAAAATAATTTTATTATTAATTATTTCTTCCATTAATGAATATATATAAAACCTTTTTATATATATTTTTATAAAAAGTTGATATTATTTTATTTTATGCTAAATTATAGAATAGTATGGCTATTAAAAGATTGCAATCAGAATACCAACAATATATAAAAGATCCTAATCCATTTTATAGTATTCTACCTGATAATAAAAACTTTCTTAAATGGGATGTTTTATTATTTGGTCCAACCGATACAATATTTGATGGAGGAATATTTAACTGTCAACTTGAATTCCCTAAAGATTATCCAAATAAACCCCCTATTTTTATATTTACTAATAATTTATTTCATCCAAATATTTATAAAGATGGTAAAGTTTGTATATCGATTCTTCATGAAGGGGTTGATCAATATGGTTATGAACATATTTCTGAAAGATGGAACCCATCTCATAGTGCAAACTCTGTATTAATGAGTTTCCTATCTATTTTATCAGAACCAAATTTTGATTCACCTGCAAATGTAGATGCCTCAAAATTATGGAAAGAAAATTTTAATGAATATAAAAAAATTATTTATAGAATAATTGCAAGTAAATAAAAAATGATTTTTAATATTATTAATTAATATTAAATGATATCATGCTTATTCACCCGCTTAAAGTAAATAGTAAATTATTAAATATATTAGAATTACAAGATGAATTATATCAAAGCTATATATTAAGAAAACTATTAGTTAAAAAAATTAAAAAAAATAGTAATAAATTATATGAAATTGGTGATTTGTTAAATATTGATAATATTAAGACATTTTCTATTGAAGATTTAATAAATATAATAATGATAAATTGTACATATAGTATAGATAATCCACCATACAAATACTATAGTTATTCACAAGAACCTATTGTAGTTAATAGCATCTAAAAAAATTGAACAACCTATTAATTGAAGCCTTTTTTTTATATAGTATGTCTGATACAAAAGAAATAACAAACTATACCGATTTTATACCTACCAATCTAAATTTCACAGAAGTTACTGAAAATGAGAGATCAAATGGACAATCAATTGCTTACCCAAGATATAATTCAGTGAAATCAGGAGCTGACTCAGCACTTATATTGCAAGGCCCCTGGATCAAATTAGATAATTATGGAGTTCCGAAGTTGAACCAATATTATAAAACTGATGAAGACAGAGCTCACATTAGACTGCCACTAGATGAATCAAATCCTGAAAATGCAGTATTTGCTCAAAAAATTAAAGATCTTGATGAAATTATGAAATCATCTAAAATGATGGAAAAGCTATTTGGTAAGAAAGCAAGTAAATATAAATACTCGACTATTTTCAGAGAAGGGCAAGAAGTTGATGAAGATGCTAAAACAAAAGACGGTAAACCAGTTGGACCTAGACCTCCTTATATTAAAGTTAAACTTGATTTGACATGGCCTGAAAAAAATGTTAAATCAGTTGTTTATGATTCCGAACTAAATAAAGAAACAAACAAACGTACTAGAACAAAAGTAGAAAATATTAATACCATTGACGATTTTGCGAAAGCTGTTCCTTATCTATCAAACGTAAGAGTTGTTATTAGACCTGTTAAACTATGGGCTCATGCAGCAAATAAGAAAGATCCAGAATTTGGTATTACTTTTAAATTGATTAAAATCGAAGTTGAAAACTCACGTAAAGGAACTAATGTTTATAAAAACATTCATGATTCAGATAACTTTATTGATTCTGATAGTGAAGAAGATCTTCCAATGGGCAAGACTGTATTTTCTGCAGCTACCAAAGCAGCTGCTACAAATGAAGATGATAGTTCTTCAGATGATGAAGATTCAGAACCAGTTAAAAAATCACAATCTGCACCATCAAAACTTGTTGAAGTAGATTCTTCATCAGAAGACGATGAGCCTGCACCAAAACAAGCGGCTAAAACTAAAAAAGCAGCATCAGTTGAAGAAGATTCATCAGAAGAAGATGAGCCTGCACCAAAACCAGCAGCTAAAACCAAAAAAGCAGCACCTGTTGAAGAAGATTCATCAGAAGAAGATGAACCGGCACCAAAACCAGCATCTAAAACCAAAAAAGCAGCAACCGCCGCTAAAAAATCAAAGTAAACTATTATTTTAAATTTAAATTATTATAATCTTAATATTTTTTATTTAAAGAATTATAGTATATTTATTTTAATGAGTGTTTTAGTACCATATAAAATTTCTTCTATCAATTTAGAAAATATAGTATATAAGAAGACAAAGATAATTAAAAATAAAAAAATTATTTTTATTAAATATAGCGATAATAATAAATTAAATAATTTTGTTGTACAAATTCCAAAGACAACTAATAATATAGTTTCACAACATAATGAAATTGAAATTCCTATTAATAATATTGATTTAATTAATTTTTTAAATAAATTGGATAATCATATTATTTCATCTGCTAAGGAATCAGGTGATTGGTTTGAACATTTAGATGACAAATCATCAATTGACTATCAAAGAATATTATACAATAATGATACAGACGTTAAAAGTATAAAATTACATTTATTTAATACTGTAGATTTTAAAACTAATTTACAATTAGATAATAATACTATTGATAACTTTACCGATTTAACTACATCAGATACTAGTAATAGAATTATTTTAGAAGTCTATGCCGTTTGGATAAAATCAAATAGTTTCGGCTTATTATTAAGACCAGTTAATATATCATTTACTACTAACATCACATCAGTATATAATTATAAATTTATTGATGATTCCGATGCAGATTCTGATACATTATCAGAAACTGATTTAAATCTTAATAGTGATCATGAAAATGATTTATTCATTAAGAATAATATTATAAATTTAAATATTGATTCAAATTCTAATAGTCAAACATCATCTGATGATTTAGAAAATGATTTAAACAAAATTATTTTTAAATAAATATATAATTTAAAGCTTATTTTAATTATATATTTAATGTTACCATTTGAAATTAGTTCCCAAGCTCCCAAAGATTCTCCAGAGCAAGTTCTACAGAACCCTAATGAATTAAATAATATAATATTCGGTTTAATTCATATAAATTCACAAGAAAACATGCTTTTAAAATCTATAGAAAAATTCTACATAAATATTAATAATATTTCTGAATTTTTAGATATTATTAACTCTCAATCATCTATTTCAATAAGACTAATTGATTATTTTATAACAAAATATTCAAAGAAAAATAAAATATCTTATAAAATGGAAGATGCTAGTATGTTTAACATATATCAATCATATAAACAACAATTAAAAGCTTATCAAAAAAAAAATTTTGATCCTTTCGCACGTGGTATTAGAATACCTTATTTTATTAATAATACGTGTTTAATTACAACAATTGGTCAGTTAAATTTTTTTAAATGGTTCATATCAAAAAATATTCTTAATTATGTTGTTACTAATAAAGATAGTATTGAACAAGATATGAATAACAATAAAAAAAATATAAATGATTCAAAAATTAAAAAATCACATAAAACTTATAAAAAAAATAATATTAAAATAAAGAATATACAAACTGTAAATATACAAGCTAAAGTCAAGAATAATATATTAGTTACTTTTTAATACAAAAACCTAATATTGATTTGTTTTGGTAAATCAAAAAAATTGATAAGATTACTTATTGAAGTGAAGTTTACAATATAATATGCCTAAAAATACAGCAAATTCTACTAAAGATAAAGAGACAGTATTCGATAAAATGCCTAAAGATACTAAAACTAAAGGTGTTAAAGCGCCAGAACCTGAACCAGTTAAAAAACCAGCTGCTAAGAAAGTTGAAGCTAAAGTTGTAGTTGAAGATGTAGATTCTGATGAAGATGATGATTCAGAAGATGAATCAGAAGATGAATCAGAAGATGAATCAGCAGATGAACAAACAAAAACTGAACAGAAGCAAGCTGAACAAAAAGCAGCAAAAGAAAAAGTTAAGAAACTTACTTTTGAAGAATGTTTTAAAGAAATTGAAACTTTGGATAAGGAAGATAATACTATTGATTCTGAAATCTTGGAATCTAATAAAAAACTACAAGCTCTTGAAAAAAGAAAAAATGCGATTAAGAAACAAATGCACAAACTATATGTTCAATTAAATAAATCTCATACTGATGATGTTAATAAAGCAAGAAAAGAAAAGAAGAAACGTACTAATAACAGTAACAGCGGTATTCTTAAGGAACAACCTATTCCACCTGTTCTTACTAAATTCCTTGGCATTGCCGAGGATACTAAGATGATGCGTCCTAAAGTTATGAGTATGCTAAACAATAAGTTTAAAGAACTTGGATTAAAAGATGGTCAAAATACTACACTTGATAAGAAAACAGCAAAAGTATTTGGTCTAGAAGCCGGTCATATTATTGAATTTAAACAGTTCCAGACTTTCTTGAAAACAATCTATGATTCTTCTGGAGTTAAAAATACTGAGGTATCACTTTAAATTAAAGTTTTACTTTAATTAAAAATAATAGGGTATCACTTTAAATTAAAGCGAAGCTTTAATTAAAATTAATAGGGATATCACTTTAAATTAAAAGTAATAGGGTATCACTTTAACTCAAATAAAGTCATACGTGCTGAATTAAAATCTATGTAATTATCTGCCATATTTTTATTTAAACTATCTTTAATAATTATAATTAATTTTTTATAATTTTTTGAATGAAAGAAAATATCATTAAATAATTTGTCATCAAAGTAATCGGAAATAAAATATCTAAATATTTTATATTTTAATATAAAATACGAATAAGCTGGACTTCTCTGTTTATATTTAAGTTTTAATTTATTATATATTAACTGTGACTGATTTTTCATAAAAGATAATTCATAATTAAATAATGATCTAATGCTTTTTTTAGTTAATATTGATATATAAATCATATTATAAATTATTGCTTTAAAATCAGTTATTGCTTCATAATATGATGTTGGACCGTCTATTTTAACTGGTACATTTACATCTTCATGTCTATGATCTTTATCTAATAAATGTATTAATTCATGAAAAGTTACTTTTTCAAATTCTTCTTCTCGCCAAATAAATATTATTTTATTAATTAAATGGGTATAACCACTATTAATATGTTTAGGTGATATTATTTTATCAACTTCTATAAATTTTTTTAGATTAGATAGAACCAAATATATATTAATATCTGTTGGATTAGATCCTTGGATATAAGTTATCATTTTTAAAAATACAGGTATCCTATCTTTAAATTTTATAAATTTTTCTTTTGTTGTTTTTAAATATATATTATTATTAGTCCATGTAATTACTACTTCATAATTTAACTCATCGTATGTTAAATCTGGTGATACCCATACAGATGATTTTAATCCTTTTAAAATATCAGAGTCGATAATAGTCTTTTTTACTGTATAATTAATATCTGGTAAATTAAGTATTTCATTACGTATTAATTTTATTTTTTTTATAAATGAATCATTTTTAATATTATCTAATTTTTCTATTTTACTAAAATATTTATTAGTAAATGGATTCCACATGTTATATTATACTAGAATTTAAAAAATATCTAATTGATTTAATTCATGTACTAAACTTATACGCACTTTAAATTTTGATTTAAAAAATAATATCATAATTAGTTTAAATGAATAAAAATAAGAAAAAAAATAATAAGAAAATTAATAACCGTATTATTGATGAAGATCTAGATTACTATGAATCAAATAATACGAGGAATGATAAATCTTATTATGAAAATTTTGACCATTTATCTTTCAAAGAAAAATTATTATTTGACAACAAATTCTCTAAAGCAAGAAATAAAAGTCAATATAAATACATGAAAGAAATAAGCAAACTTACTAATAAAATAATTGTAGCAACTGGACCTGCAGGTACCGGTAAAACTCTTTTGGGTACTGAACATGCAGTTAAATTTTTTTTACTTGGAAAATATGATAAACTTATTTTTACAAGACCATCAGTTGCAGTTGATGAAGAACTAGGTTTTTTACCAGGTACTTTAGAAGAAAAAATGGCACCTTGGATTAGACCAATTTATGATATATTATATGAATTCATTCATCCATCAGAAGTTACCAAATTTATTGAAGATAAATTAATTGAAATTAGTCCTTTAGGATTTATGAGAGGTAGAACATTTAAAAATTGCTGTATTATTGCAGATGAAATGCAAAATTCAACACCATCACAAATGAAAATGTTATTAACCCGTATTGGTGAAAATAGTCGTTTAATTATTACAGGAGATTTAGAACAACATGATCGTGGTAATGAAATCAACGGATTAGATGATTTTTTAAATAAATTTAAAGGTAAAAGATCTGACAGTATTAGTAGTGTCGAATTTGACAAAAGTGATATTGAAAGAGATGATGTTGTCAAAGAAGTTTTAGAAATATATTGTGGTGATATACCATTTATATATAAACAAAGTATTGATAGTAGTGATGAATTAGAACATACTAATGTAATAGTAGAAAATAATATCGAGATAGAAGAACCTAATAATAATGTTGTGGAAGAATATAATAATGAAATAGTAGAAACAAATGAACCAGTAGTAGAAACAAATGAACCAGTAGTAGAAACAACTGAACAAGTAGTAGAAACAAATGAACCAGTAGTAGAAACAAATGAACCAGTAGTAGAAACAAATGAACCAGTAGTAGAAACAAATGAACCAGTAGTAGAAACAACTGAACAAGTAGTAGAAACAAATGAACCAGTAGTAGAAACAAATGAACCAGTAGTAGAAACAAATGTATCAATTATAGTAACTGATCATATTGAAATTTAAAAGATTTTTATTAATTTATATAAACTAATAAGAATATTTAGTAAAGTTTTATTCTTCATGGGATTCTTCTCCACCAGCAGAAGGAGCTTTGGTAGCATACCAAATAACACCACCCCAGATTATTAATCCCAAAATTGCTGGAACAACATTCCATTTAACTAATTGCATCATATTAACAGATTTTACATCTTCGTGTGGGATATCACCATCATAAGATGATACAGGTTTATCTAATAATGCTACGTTTTTGTATCCCATGGATCCAGATATTACATTAAAGCAACAAGCAACTAAGCAACCAACAACTAAGGGTATAAGTATTTTAGTAATTTTAGCCATTTATATATATTAAATTAGAAAAATCTTAATATTTTTTTATTAAATTAAAAATTAATATCCTAAAAAATTTAATTCTTCAATAGTACATGAATTATAAAAATCTTTAATTAGATTGGAAGAAACATATTTAGATAATTTAATACTGCGGGATATTTTATCATCTAGAGATTTTTCAATTTCTAGATAATCGTAAGTCTCTTTATATTTTTCAACCCATTCATTATATGATAAATTTAGTATTTCTTTTGTTTTTTTGTTTAATTGTGATACATATTCATTAAATAGACTATTATTTAATTCAACACTATAGTGAATACTACTATAGCCTAATTTATTCATATTATTAATTATTAATTCAGCTGGATCTAAATTCATTTCTGCATTTCGTTGGATATATAGTTTAATCAATTCTTGCTTTTCTTCTTTAAATGATGTCATACATTAATAATTAAGTTATTAAATATTTAGTAAATCAATTTTTATAGTTATATTATATGAATGAACAATTATTTTATTCATCAATTATAATAGGTATAATAATTGCTTTAATTTCTATTAAATGTTATAAATGTGAATTATTACCACTATATATTATAACTTATATTGGTATTATTACATCTATGATAAACCATCGTATTACTAATGATTATGCTAAATGGCTAGATCGTTTTATGATGTGTATAACAGCTATTGTGTATTATCATTATGTCTTACAGATTAAAAATGAAAATATTAAAAATATAAGTTTATGTGTAATATATTTGATGATACTGTTATATTTGTCATCTAAATTATTTGAAAATACAAATATTCACTTAATAACACATGTATTATCATTACTTCTTTTTAGTTTATTAACGGATTGTTGATTCAATCTTTGCATGTGACATTAATTGAGGAAATATAACTAATCCAACTAATTCTTTATTATCAATTAATTTTTTGAATTTAATATCTATTGCATTATCTATATCATATAATGAATTTATTATTTTGTTAATATTTTTATTATTTACCAAATATGCATATGTACCCCATAATTTTGTATCTTTATTCACAAAATAAATATTATTTTTATAAAGTTCACCATTATTATTATTTATATTTCCTAAAAATATAATATCAAAATCGATAGTAATTTGATCTAATATGTATAAAATATTTAAATGGACATAATCTCGTATAACACAACAATCATCTTCTAAAATTATTGAATAATCTTGGTTTGTAATACTATTAATTTTTTTTAATAACTGTAAATGACTGAGATAACATCCAATTTCACCTTTATATTTATAATTAAAATTAAATTTGATATTTGGATCATACGTATTTATGTTTTCTAAATCTACTTTATTACCATCAACAGCATCAAAAATAGTTATTCTATGATTCAAATCTTTTTCTAATTTTTTAATTAATTTATATCTTTCAATATTTTTTTTCATATGAATTATAAAATATTTTACAGTAAATTTGCTATAATTAAATTTTTTTATAGTTTCATAATTAGAATTATTTATTTTGCTACTACGCAAATCCATTTTTTGACTATCTGATTTTTTTACACTAATTTTTGACTTTATTAAATTATTTTTAACTAAAATAGGATCTGATATTACAATATTTTTAGTACCCCGAGATGTAGAAATCTGGGTGCACTTTCTAAAAGATTCCATATTATATTAATTTAAAAAAAAATAAAAAAAATTTAAAAAAATAAAAAAAAAAAAAAAATTTGCCTATTAACGTAACTCCGGAGTTACATTAACTAGTTAATAAAAAAAAAAATAATTAAAGATTAATATATAGTATATAATATAGCAAAAAACATTAACAAAATGTCTGACAAAAATTATAGTTGTGAAACATGCAAAAAAAATTACAAATCTTATGTTGGCTTCTGGAAGCACAACAAAACCCATCACCCGTTAATGTGTAACTCCAAAGAGAGTTACGCTAAAAAAAATATTAACAAAAATGTAACTCCAAATGTAACTCCTGTAACTCCTGTAAAAAATAATGAACAAAGTGAAACAATATTTTGTAAAAAAAGTGTTAATATTAACAAAAGTGTTAATGTTTTGAATGAGTGCAATAAGTATAAATGTGTTAATTGTAATAAAGATTTCAAATATAGACAAAATAAATATAAACACCAACTAAATTGCAATGAAAATAAAATAGCTAATATAGAGAATAAATTACAAATTATTGAAAGTAAATTAGATGCATCCAACATTCATTCAGTAAATAATATTGTTAATAATTATAATTACAATAATACTATTAATAATACTGCTAATTTTACATCTAATATAAATATTAATAAAGTTGGTTCTGAAGATATAAATGAATTAACTTATGATGAAGTAAAAACAATATTTAGAACACATACTAATTGTTTAATTACGTTGATTAATACATTAAATTTTAATGAACGTTTGCCAAATAATCATTCTTTTTGTGTAACTAGTTTAGATGGTAAATATGTTTCTGTTTATAATACTGATAAAAATTCAATAGAAAAAAGAACAAAGAAAAATTTTTATGATGAAATATTTAATACAAGCATAGATACAATGCATAAAATATTTAATAGTATTAAAAATAAAGTAAGTAAAAAAAAAGCTACCAATTTAGAATCTATGATACAAGATGTTAAAATGTTAGTTATTGAAAATTCAAAAATAAAAAATACATATAATAATGAATTAAACTTATTATCTTATAATAATCGTGATATGGTTTTAAATAGTTGGGAAAAAATACTATCTCCTAATATGATTGAAGATACAGTAGACGATGATTCTGGATCGGAAAGTAGCAAAGATTCATTTTATTATTTAACTGATAGTGATTAAATTATTTTCTCATAACTTTAGCTGCAATAGATGGTAATAAATTTTTATTATTATAGGCTAAATAAGCCATTATATAAAATGGCATCATATAAGTAATAAATTTAATTAATGCTGATCTAATTGAAGGTTTTTGAACATTTTTAAGTCGTGGTGGCATAATTGACCCAGGTAATGTTGAGTAATACCACAGAAACTGAACGGTTTGAAAAATTAAAAAATAAGCTAATAAATCAGTAAATTTTAGCGAATTCATTGTTATATATATATATATATCTAGATATTTTTATAAAATTTCAGAAATTCATCACGAGATTTTTTAAAGTTAACTATTGGAGGATAATACTTTACCCCATTATCTAAATGTTTTTTGTGATTTTTTTCCCAAGTATGAATATCTTCATTAGGTACATCTTTTAATTCCGGTAACCATTTTTTAATATATTCACAGTTTTTGTCATATTTTTTACTATGAGCTTCTGGACTAAATACTCTAAAATATGACTGTGCTGATGGTGCGCAATCAGCTATATTCGTCCATCCTCCCCAGTTATTATAAATATTATAATCTTCTAAATTTTGAGCAAAAAATCTTTCCCCTTTACGCCAATCTACTTGTAAATTTTTAATTAAGAAACTGGCTGTCATCATTCTCATTCTATTATGCATATAGTTACTAATTGTCAATTGTTTCATTGCAGCATCAACAATTGGGTAACCGGTTTCACCTTTACACCATGCATTAAAATATTTTGTATTATTTTCCCATTTTACCTTGTCAAATTTTGGATAAAAGTTACCACCAATTACATGAGGAAAAAGATGAACCATTGTGTGATAATAATCTCGGAATATTAATTCTCTAATTAAACCATGTTTTTTATTAAATGTTTCAACTATTTTTTCGTATATTTCTCTGATTGATACTAAATTTAAATTAATATAAGCAGATAACATAGTTGTTCTATAAGTTAGTTGATCGCGATTTTCAACATATTTATCAAAATTATCTAAATTTTTAAGAATTTTTAAAGCAGCTTTTCTACCACCTCTAACATTTAAATTTTCATTTGGTTCATATAATGAATCTAAATTATCAAATGAATATTTTATTTTTTTTAATTCTGAACTTTTAGCAAATTTAAATTTTTTAAATCCATCAACATCTCTTACTTTTAAACTCATTAAATGATTAAAATATGGAGTATAAACTAAATATGGTTTACCACTTTTAGGATTTAATGTTTGACCTGTTAATATATCATGTAATAATATATCTTCTTCACAATAAATTTTAATATTTATTTCTTCGGCAAATTTTTTGATTTCATTATCACGTTTTTTACCGAAGGGAGAATACTCATAATTAAATCCAATTGAATTAATACCAATTTTTTTATTGATGTATTTTAAAATATCTAGTGTATTACCATAAAAATAATATAATTCACCTTTCTTTTCTTTTAGTTCTTCATTATATTCTTTTAAAGATTCGATCATAAATTCCACAAAACCATTACTAAAATATTTATTTTTATCTGGATCTATCTGTATCGGATCAAAAATGAAAACTGGGACAACTGGTCCTTCTGATTTTAATTGTTTTATCATAGTAGTATTATCTTGAAATCTTAAATCTCTATGGTGTAAAAATATATTTAATTTTGTCATTAATATTAAATATAATTTTTGTTTTAATATAAATTAATTTATCTAAATATCGAAATTATATAAATAATAATTTTTATTGGGAATTCGAATAAATTATATTCAACTTCCATTATATTTGATTCATCATTCATTATATCAGAGTTAGTGGTATCCATTATGTTAGAATCATATTCATCAACGTCCATTATATCAGAGTTAGTGGTATCCATTATGCTAGAATCATATTCATCGACATCCATTATGCTAGAATCATATTCATCGACATCCATTTTATCCATATTTAATATATATTAGAATTTATTTAAAAAAATAAATTCTATATAATTAATGAAAGTATGCAAGTTTTATGTTCAAGGAAATTGTCTGCTCCCAATTGAGTTAGCTTTGCTAACTCAATTATGAGCGAATAGATTAAAAATTTTTTTTTATAAAAAAATATCTTTAATTGTAAAAATGAATTATGTAAATTTAATCATATTAATAATATTTGTAGAGATTATTTTTTTGAAAATTGTCTGCTCCCAATTGAGTAAGCAAAGCTAACTCAATTATGAGCGAATAGATTAAAAATATTTTTTTATAAAAAAATATCTTTAATTGTAAAAATGAATCATGTAAATTTAATCATTCATATAAATTTAAACCTAACAAATTTGTAAATACTAAAAATGATTCCAATAAAATGGATGTAGATAATTATGATTCTGATATAATGGATGATGATTCTAACATTATGAAAGTTGATGATAATTTATTTGGATTCTAAATAAAGATACTAATAATATTTATGAAAGAGATGTATTTTTATGTCCAAATTAAATGAAATTAAAAAAAATGAAATTTTATCTTTTTATGGTAGGATAATAATTCTTATGTCTAGTGCAACAGAGATTGAATATCAGTTTTATGGGTATCCTAAGGATCAAGTCCTTGGTGATTTAGTCGCTTTGGGAGCCAAAAAGAGGGGAACTTTTGTATTTAGGGTCCAGGTTTTCAATGGATTACCTGGGACTTATATTAGAGTTAGAGATGAAGGATTTCGAATTACAATGACTTATAAAATCAAGATACCTGAATCTGAGTTTGAGGAAGAGCATGAAGTGTTAGTTGACAATTTTGATGCGGCAGTCAACATTTTGCTTGGTGTTGGTTGTACTAAAAAATACGCATATGAAAAGATTCGAGAAATCTGGGATTGTGAAAATTCAGAAATTGTTTTTGATACCAATCCTGGAGAACCTGAAAGAATGAAAATTGAATCAAAGACACTAATTGAATTATCTTTTTTAACAGATTATCTGTGTGTTTCACCATTCAAGGTCGACAAGTTCAATCCAACTTTGGAACTTTTTGGATTTAGCATGTCAAGTTTGGGTCCACGAGATTTGAAGTTCGACAGTGTTCAAGAAAGCCTAGGTCCATTGGTTACGAAAAACAAAGCTGATTTTGATTCTCTAGTGGAATCTCAAAAAGCTTATTTACTTTCTTTATCAAAGTAATTTTTATATTTACTTAATATTAAGTAAATATAAAAAATTAAATAAATTAAGCATTATAGTTATAGATTGATTTCTCAGTCTTAATTCTTGGAAGAATATTGACTGCCATCAATTCTTGAAATAATAGTTTACAAGCATGTGGAATTACAATTGCTGATATTCTTGTGCTATTTTGGCATGATTTGCATGCATAATAATCTTTATCGATGACTTTACTTGCAAATAATCCACAATCGTCACAAACATATACCTTAGTTATATCGGAAGTTTCCATCATTCTCTCTTTTAGAAATTGACCCATACCATGGGCTACTATTGCATCTTTTTCCATTTCTGATTTAATACCATATTCATTACATTATTTCCCATGTAAATCATCATATTTTTATAATCGTTATAAATACCTATAATTGTGGAGTATTTACAACTCAAATAAAACACCCTCTCAGGTGGGTCTAGACTCTATCTTAGATTATCATCGAAGTTGATTAGACTTCTCAAACCCATTCCTATATAGTCGTTGAACCTTTTCCATACCCTATCACGAGAATGAATATATCTATTCATTATCAGCGGACTTAGGAACTTGGCTGCGGATTGACCATAGTCTTCAGATTATTACTTTACCTAATGTAGTTAGCATTAGCCATCAATAAGTTTCCTTATTAATTTAGTACTGAAGAATTAGCATGAAGTAAATTTTCAGATGGTGTTACCCATTCTAAATTTTCTAATTTATTATCATCTCTTTTTTTATTTTTATGATTGACTTGAGTTTTGTTTTTATCTTTATTTTCAATAAAATGGTCAGCTACTATTCGGTGAACATAGTGATTTCTTTTGGTTTTATTATTACTTATTGTAACGTAACAATAACCTGAAGCATTCATAATTGGTTTAACTAAAGCTTTTCTTACATTATTATAAATAGTTCCATCTGGAAAAACATAATATTTATGATTATCATAAACTTGTTTTCCTTTTGAAATATCCATTACATTCATGTAATTATCTTCATAGTCCCATATATATCCTCCAGCTGTATTATTTATTTTTAATACAGCTTTTGATATAGCAGATGGACTAAAACCAATACTTTTTCCTGCTTCTATTAAAGAATCAAATTTGTTCAATACTTTGCCATTCATATCAGACTGAATAACTTTTCTAGGATGACTTATACTTTTATTATGTGCGGCACAATTTTCTTTTTGTGTTACCCATTCAAGATTTTCTACCCTATTATCTAGTTTATCAGAATTAATATGATTGACATATGGTTTATTTTCTGGGTTTGGTATAAATGTTTCAGCAACTAATCTATGAACTGATGGATTTTGGCAATTTATTGTTACTAAATTATATCCATTACATATTCTAGTTGCTAAAAATTTATTAGTTTTATCACTCCATACTTTACCATCTTTTGTTATTTTGTACCCACTCTGATTTTGTATATCATATTTTTCCATTCTATTATTATAAGATAATTTCTCTTTAAGCCAATATTATTTGAGATAATAATATATTATTACATGTGTTTCTGGTGTTTCCCGCAATTAGGGAATGTTGCCTGCCACAACGCAGACTAGCCTCGTATTTGCATACGGACTGTTAGGCAAAATGGTCTACCTATTTTTAATCCTCCATCTCTACTACGACCTTCCAACGGTTGTCTAGTAAGAGCTTGTCTTGGTCCACGGGATCTTCCATGAACTTTATCTTGAACCATGTGTTTAAGTCTAACTTGATAAGTTGGACCGATAAATATTTGTGCATCCATCTTCTTTCCTGTCATTCCACAATACATAGTTTCAGTACCATGCCTGGAATAACCTAACTTTTCTAAAACATCTGGAATTTCTGATGTATTGTAATTATTAAATGGGGTGCCGTCTACAAAGTGTCCGCTGATGGCAGCTTCCTTGGATGCCAAGCACTCTACTAATTGGCCGATTGTCATTCTACTGGGTAAACTGTTGTGAACATTTACACCACCTGCAAAAAAACTATGATACGATCGAACACCAACGTCATAGACATCCAAAGATAACCATGATTCTTTTTTAAGTAAAGTCAAATTATAATTGGGAATTTCAAAATGATTGCGCTCATTAATATAAGTGTGTTTTTCAAACCAACTATTACATCCACTCATTTCAATAAATGTTTTAGCATTCATCATATACTTGTAATCAAATACATTACAATCATTTGATCTATTTTTCTTTCTTCTATTACTTACTAAATTACTATTTAATAATGAATAATATTCATTTAATGGTTTAATCTGTTTATATTGTTCAAATCTTGCTTTTTCAATTGCTAATTCTATTATAGATCCACCTTTGATATTATCAACTCTAGATCTAGTTTCTGAATCAATAATTTCATTAACACGATTAATCATATTGTTATGTTGAAATTTAACTTGATCACAATAATTTTCATATGCACATGCTACTTCAAGTCTTAATATTTTTTGAATACAATGTCTAAAACCAATATTTTTTCTAAATAATTCATTAGATTTAACTTGAAGTTCAATACTGATCATATCTTTTTCTCCTTTTTTATATTCACGTGTTCTGCAAATATCTGATTCAACATTTAGTTGTTCCATTAAGTCAACTATATTTTGCATAGTATCGTGTAAAGATACACCATATTCTTTGCTAGTTGATTGTGATAATTTAACTGTTGTAAACGAGTTCTTATTAGAAGATTTAAAATGAGGACACCAACCATCACCACCAAATAATCCACCTAAGAATTCTCTAATAAAAGATTTAGGACTATCTGAAATAAATTTTGGAAAAGATGATACTTGATTTGTTTTTCTACCAATAGTAATATTTTCTAATGTTGCTAAACTTGTAGAAAACTCTAATGGTAATGAAATATTAAATGTATTAGAATGTGTTGAATAAGATTTAGTATCAGTACTTGCAGGTCGTTTACCAGTAACTAATTGAATATCATCAAGAATACTATCGACATCAACAAGTGATCCCATACATAATCTTGATACAATTCTATTATTTGTATTACAGATTGTACCATCTGTTAAAATATAACCTAATAATCTTGCAAATGCTAATGATTTATTTCTATTTAATTCATTACTAAAATTAAAATTATATTTACCCATTTCAAGTGACCAATTTTCTTCATCTTCAGTTTTAATATCTTCAGTACCAATTGGGCCAATTATTAATTTATCATCATATCCAATATCTTTTGCTTGTTTCCAAATATTTTTACCATTTTGTAAAACTCTAAACTGATGTTCTGGTGTACATATTAGTTCACGACCATCAATTAAAGTTAATTTAATAGTTTCTTTGTTTCCACTATACTGTGATCCTAATGAATGTGATTTACAAATATTTTTATTATCTTCAGAATAAGACCAAAGACTTTCTAGTCCTTGTTCACTAAAACTGTCAATACGTCTTGCTAAACCATTTGGTAGACTTACTAAAGTTTCACCTACAAAACAGTGCACGTTCATAATAATATCTGGTATCATCCCTTCCTCTGTGAAGGGCATATCTTTTTGTGGTAGGCAAATACCTACAGTACCTTTCTGCTTTTATACCATATAAACTTTCGTTTATAACCTATACCTTCGCAATACATATCTATTAGGTAGGATATGTAAGACTACGCAATACAGCACGTTTTCACGTGGGACTAGACTATATCTTGAGGCAATGCATTTACATGCAAAACCCAGTATCCATTTAGTCGTTGAACCTTCATCCCGTAGGATGCTTGGCTGCGGATTGTCCCTCAATTATTAAATTCATTTTTACCTTACCCATATGTGGTTAACATAAGCCATTAACATATTACTATATTAACTTGGTAGAATTTAACTTCACTTTAAAGAGTTTAAGCACTCTTCAGAGTTTGGGATGTTCCCGCAATTTGAATACTTCGCCTGCTACCTGCAGACTAGCAATACTTTTGGTATCACTACGGCCAGAATAAGTTAACCGTGTCTGTTTGAAAATTTATCCCCGATGATAGGGACACGTTCCATTCTAACTCTAACATTATACATCTCATATCCTTCCGCATTATAGATACCAGTATGTACTCTATCTATAACACCATCAACATTTGATTTAAATTGTTCAGAGTTATCTTTGTAAACTTTATTATTATTACCAGTAGGTTGAATTGGAGATACTTTACCAATAATAATATCATTATTAAAAATTTCTGTTTCTTCGGGTGCAAACCCTTGATCATTTAATTTAGTATAATTACCTTGTTTCATACCAGTTACTTTATTAGGATCTGGTTTAGTAAAAATATCATCTTGTGAAGTTGATGGATTCTTTACTATCTCAGAATGAAACTTTTTAATACTATCTGCTCTAAAAATACCACGGTCAATTGCTGATTGATTTACAACAAGTGAATCTTCTTGGTTAAAACCAGTATAACACATAATAGCTACAATAGCATTTTCACCATAAGGCATATCTAAAAAGTTATTATACTTCATTGCTTTAGTTTGAGCAAGTGGTACTTGTGGATGATACAATACTTGTGAAATATCCATTCGATCTTTGTAAGAAGTCAAATAAATACCAATTGTCTGTTTTGCTTGTGAAAAGTGAACAATACTCTTTGTGGCATAGTCATGATTCAAGAATGGAATATTAGCAGCTGTTGTACCTAACATAACCCAACCAGCAAATTCACAGTGTGTATATTTTAACCATCTATAATCACCATATCTATTAATTTTAGTTGAATCAGTATATTCTACTTTAGTATGTGAATTATCAATGCTTTCTTTTAATTTATCAACATTATTAGCTATCATTAAAAAATTACAACTTTCAATATCCTCGTATTCAACAATGTTATTATATTTACTAATAAATCGTTTCCAACCTTTATGAATATCTGGTTTAAGTAATTCTTCATCAAGCGCTTTAATAATAGATGGACTAAAGTTTAATTCATTATCTTTAACAATTAGTAAAGGTCTAATTAATCTACCGCCATCAAAATATATCTTAATTTCTTTTCTATCATAATCAAATAATATACTTGTATACTTATCAATTATATTTTCTTTTCTTTTCTCTTTCAATGCATTGTAAATATCTAAACTATTACCTGTTTTAACAACTCCTACCCAATTACCATTAATAAATATTTTAACATATGTATTCATTTCTAATGGATTAATATCAGCTGGATGTTTAATAGTAGTAAATGTATTCATAATTGTATCAAGAACTTTTTCTTGGGAATTATTTTGACAAGTTACTGAAGCCATCATTGAAATACTTTTTACTATACCAATTTTGGCTCCTTCTGGAGTTTCTACTGGGCAATTGTGAGTTACAAATGATGAAGCAACGAATGAATGATTATCACTATAAGTAGTAAAATCATATACCGGTTCAACCGGAATTTCTTTGATTGATAAAATATTTGTAAAAAAGTAATCTAATTTATTGTTTAACATAATTAAAATATCATTATTTACTAATTCATTTAAGTTTTTCCATTGATTACCATCATTTGTAGAAACTAAAAATGGATGATCTCCTGTAGCTTTAATAATATGATCACTAGTAGTTATTAATTCAAATAATTTATTTGGCATTTTATTAAATAATGTATGTATTTTAGATGGTTCTAATTCCAATGTATCTGGATTTACTGTTAATACTGTATCATCATCTTGAATATTTTTCATTAACTTGATTGTATTATCTGATAATAGAACTTCTGTATCACCAGCAACACATAAAAAATTGTACTGATTATTATTAACATGTCTAATTGATGTAACACCAGCAGTCGCTGCATCACCGGCAGGAGACAATACTCTTCTAAAATATGATTGAGATTGAATCCACGATAAACGTTGTAGTGATTGTGCAACACCATTTTTAGTTCTGTTCATACCCCATACACCAGTAGCCAATGCAGTTTTAATACCTTGTTCAATAGTTGTAGCTTTAATTTGTGATATAACATTAATTGGATTAATATCTGATTGATTCTTTTTTCTAAACAGCTTGCCAATTTCACTTAACATCTTTTTCCAATTTTGACGGAATAACTGTCCAAGTAAAATACCTGGTGTTTCAACACGTTTATTATGTAAAGCATCTCTATCATCTGGATCAGCTTTATTAAGCATTACTAATAGTAATTTGTTAATCATCATACCAATAAATGCTCTTTTCTTAGGTATATCATTACCTAAATGTTGAAGTAAATCTTGTCTTAGAATTTTTTCAATAATCATAATTTTTTGTTTCTTTGCTAATACTTCATCAGTTTGACTAATTCTTTTAGTTTTATTTAATTTATTGATTAAGTAATTAATTGCTTCTTCTCTAGTTTTAATAGGATTACCTTCTTCATCTTGACTAAATATCATTGATGGTCTTAGGAAATTTAACATACTAGTATCTTCAAAATTATAGACAATATTAGCTATAATATCTTGATCTGATTCTAAACCTAATGCACGCATAAGTATAAATATAGGAACATCGACTAATTGTGAACTAGTTAAACTAATTACACCATCTTTACGATTTCTAATAGTAGCAATTTGTAAATTATCTGACCAATCATTTTTCCTTGAATTAATTTGGACAGAATAAATAATACCATTTTCATATGATGAATCTTTTTTAGTAAAAACTAAACATTTGTTATCAACCATTTTCTCAATTGACATTACTATTTTTTCTTGACCATTTACTAAAAAATAACCACCTTGATCATATTTACATTCACCATGATTATCCTTTTTAATATAAGTTGAACAATATTTAGATTTAATCATAATTGGAATATTACCAATTGCAATATTATTTTCAGAATAAACTTCTTTTATTGTTTTATCACCAGTTAATACATTTAGGGTTTCAACATATTGTTTAATATCTACAATAATTGATGCAAAGTAATTAAGATGATTTTTCCTAGCTTCACTTGGAAACTTAATTTCATTGTCATTATCAAATGTTGCTGGTTTAATTCTTATATTTTCACATTTAAAACCATGAAAATGTATTAAAGGTCCATCTATATTATCGAAAAAATAATTTTGTTCTTGTTTTAAACAATATGGAATTATTTCTTCAACAAACTGATGATATGATGAAAACAAATGTTCATGCAATATCGCAGATTGACTAAAAGATAGATGAATCAATTTATCAATTTCTTCTTGAATGTTATGAGTCATTAAATACTCTGATATATAATTTTTATATGAATTTTTATCAATTTTTTAAATTTAAAGTATTTCGAATAATTTTTTATCAATTATATCTTTGAAAAAATAATTTAGTTTTATTATTTTACCTTTTTTCATAATAGTTAATTCTAACTCATTATTCTCATCTAAATTTTCTATTTTCATAATAATAGGGATTGGTATGTCTATTGAATATCTCTGTATAACATCATCTGTTTTGTTAGTTATTTTTGATGATAAAATTACTGGGCTAATTTTAAGATTATTTTTTGTGATATTATAAAATATTAAATCATCCATTTCATAAACTATATTTATTTTATTTAATCTAAATAAATAGTTAAGTTTATAGTTATATAATAAATTTGTTAAAAATATAGTAACTTTATCATTAATTAATTCATTATCTTTCTCAACTAATAGTATTTTTCTACAAAATCTTTTTTTAAATTTGTCTATTAAAAATATATAACTATTCATTAATTAATAATTACAATATTATTTTAAATAATTAAAATAATTAATTTAAAGATACGTTTCAATTATCTATTAAATGGATGCTAATACTCAATTAAGTAATAAATGGAATTTATGGTATCACCATGAAAAAGATAATTGGAAATTATCTGGATATAAAAAAGTATATGAAATTAGTACAGTTGGCGATTTCTGGCGGTTGAATAATAATTGGGATAAATTAAAAGGTATTAATAATAAACATTACTTTTTAATGAAAGATGATATAACACCACTTTGGGAAGATCCATCTAATGTTAATGGTGGTTGTTGGTCATTTAAAGTACATGAAGATCAGGCAGAAAAACTATGGATTGATCTATCTGCATTTTTAGTGTGTAATCAAATTATAAACAATTATGAAGATGTAATCGGTTTATCAATATGTTTAAAAAAAAATAGTAATTCAGTAATAAAAATTTGGAATAAAGATAGTAAAAATAACAGTTTAAATTTGATAAATAAAGAAATAATAAAAAAATGGGGTACTGATATCATATATATTGCCCATATGCCAGAAAATTGAAATTATTTTATTAAGTAATATTATTAAATGTTTATGGATAAACCAAATAAGTTTGATATAGAAATAGTAGCTGCATCAACTGAACCTAATTTGGAAGATGCTAAGAAACAATGGGAATATATTTATAATGAAAAATCGGAATCTAAAAAACTATGTATATGTGGTCATCAAATAAAAAACGTTAATTACTTTCTTAATACAGTTAATGGTAATATAATATGTTGTGGATCAACATGTTGTACTAAATTTGAATTTCCAATAATTCCAATGAAAAACAGTATTTTAGAGAATATATTTAAATTAAAAAAAATAGATACTGATACTATTAAAATAGAAAATATTAAAGATTATTTAGAATATGCAAAAAATGAACTTTTATTATTTCTTGAAAATAAAACTAAATTAGCAAAATTTGATAATTTAATTTTAATTTTAAAAGATTTGATTCTTATCAAAGAAAAATATTCTGTAGATACTTTTGATGAATTCATTGAAAGTATTAAAAATAAATTAGTTGAACTTATTCCAGAATATATTAATTTTAAAATTAATGAAGATATATCATTATTAGAACCATTGCTTGTTAAACTAGCCAAACTGGTTACTGAATATAAATTAAATATTCAAAAATCTAAAATTATCGATTTAACTAAAGAAACAATAGCATCATTAGTTAAACATAGAATAGATAATTACACTGGCGAACAAACATGTAGTCTGCAAACTAAAATATCAAAAATAGTAATCAGTTTAAAGATACTAGTATTAAAAGATTTTTTAGTGGGAATGGAAACAAAGTTAAAAAATAAAATAGAAAGTATTCGTGTACAAAATTTTGCGTGGGAGAAAGAGAAATATGAAAGAAGAATGAAAATGAAAAAATATTAATTTAAGTAATTATTTCTAATATATTTTATGGATGAAAAATATATTTGTACTAAGGATACAGTAAATGAAACTATTGGAAAATATGGGGTTGCTATAATTCCTAATATTTTAAATGACGCAGAATGTGATAATATGATAAAAGAAATGTGGAATTATTTAGAACATATATCTGAAGATTTTTTGATTCCTATAAATAGACATGATATGAATAGTTGGGAAAGTATATATAATTTAAATGGAGGATCATTATTATTTGAATTTTGGAATATTGGTCATTCACAAATGTTGTGGGATCAAAGACAAAATCCAAAGATAGTTGAAGTATTTGCAAAAATATGGAACGTTAAACCGGAAGAGTTATTAGCAAGTTTTGATGGCGCAAGTATTGAAATACCACCAGAAATTACAAATTACGGATGGTATGAAGATAATATACCATTTTATCATACTGATCAAAGTTATGCAACTCCTGAATTTAAATATGTTCAAAGTTGGGTTACTGCAAATGATGTTAATCCAGGTGATGCAACGTTAGCATTCTTTGAATCAAGTAATAAATATCATTCTGAATTCAGCGAATTATTCAATGTTAAAGATCCAAAGGATTGGTATTTATTATCAAAAAAAGAATTAGAATTTTATAGTAGTAGATGTATTGAAAAAAAAATATCTTGTCCTAGAGGGTCATTAGTATTATGGGATGGTAGAACAATACATTGTGGTATTCAATCAAGTATCAATAGATGGAAACCTAATATTAGATGTATTAATTATTTATGTTATTTACCACGATCACAATCAAACGAAGAAAATATATTGTTGAAACAACAAGCTTTATTAGATTTACAAACAACTACCCATAATCCATGTATTATTAGATTTAAATCACGGACACCATATTTAGAAATACAGGATGAATCACAATTTATTAAAAAAATTAATCCGCCATATTTAACTGATTTAGGGAAAAAATTAGCTGGGTTTTAATAAAACAATAAACTAATGTTTATTGTTTTATTCATCATAAAATAATTGTATTGATTGAATTGTTTTCTCTGATACTTTTGTTAACCATTTTTTAACAGTTTTCTTTAATTTTCTTAATCTATCATTCCACTCTTCTTTATCTCTTAAGGTTAATAAACCTTTTTTATTTACTGACCAACAAGAAGGTACTTTTATATTGTTTTCATAATATGAATCAGGATTAAATCTAATAAATATTATTGGTCGATGATTAACATCTTGTGAAATTTCCATCATACGTTTATTTTCACAGTTATATCCAGTATGTTGGTTCTCATCTACTTCGATAATTATAACTTGATAACCTAAATCTAGAAATAAATCAGGTCTTTTTGATGAACAACCATCATATATTTTTTTATCAGCTATCCAAGTAACATCTGGGAATTTATTTAATATATAATCAATTACAGTTCGTTCTTTGGTTTTGAAATTTCTAGATATTGGTTTATCAGGAAACATATGGATGTAACAACGTAAACAATAACCATCATATTTTGGATTACCTCTAACATAACATAACGGTATTTTACATCTATCATGTGTAATATCTATCATATTATCTAATTTATGGGAAAAACAATATAATGGTTTAATTTCATTTTCATAATTAAATGTAGGATATTTATTGCATTCATCAAATAAACATAAATTACTTTTAACATCAACCATATTTTCTAATTTATGAGCTGCACAAAATCTACCAATTCCACCTTTAAAATCAAAACATGGTTGTATATTACAGTCTTTATGTTCACATTTAGCACATTTAATATTTGTCATTTCTAATGTTTTATGTGCTTTACAATATAATGGTTTATCTATTCCATATGATGGTTGTTTATTACAATCTGGGAATAAACAACAGATATCACGTACATTTACCATGTCTGCTGTTTTATGAGTAACACAAAATTTTGCATTTTGTCCAATTATATTAAATGATGGTTGCTTATCACATCCTTCAAAATTACATTTATAACTGGAATTATTAACCATATTTTCTTTTTTATGTGAATAACAATATAATATTAAATGATGCATGTAAATTACAGTTTTCATTTATACAAAATTGACTTTTTACATCTACATGACTTGGTTCTTTATGAGTTTTACAAAATAAGGGTTTGCCTTTTTCTATTCCAAAAGCTGGTTGTTTTGTACAACCTTCATAATTACATTTTTTATTAGTAACATTTACCATATTTTCTAATTTATGGGTTTTACAAAATTTACCTTTACCGCCTATAAAATCAAATGCTGGATTTGCAATCATACAATTCTCATAATGACAATAATCATCTTTAACGTTGATCATATCTGTTGTTTTATGTTTCTTACAATGGGTTGGTTTACCTTTTTCTATACCAAAAGTTGGTAATACTTTACAATTTTCATCACTACATGTTTTATCTTTTAAATTTATCATTTTGTCTAATTTATGTTGTGAACAATATAATGGTTTACCGTTTTCTAAACCGAAAGATGGCTGTTTGTCACAACCGGTAACCAAACACTGTTTAGCTTTGTTATTTTTCATATCCACTGATTTATGAACTGCACAATGTGTTGGTTTAGTAATACCGAATGTTGGAATTGTATTACAACCTTCATATTCACAACGTTTTGTTTTTACATCTATCATATCAACTGTTTTGTGAGTTACACAATGGGTTGCTTTAATTAAACCGTAACATGGTCTTTTACTACATCCAGCTTCATTACATTGCTGATCTTTTACATCTTTTTTATGTGTTGAACAATAAATTGGTGGTTTTACATTTTCTAAGTTAAAACAAGCTTGTTTATTACAGTCAAGACAAGTTCCTTTTTTCTTTTTTATTTCGGGTGATAACGGAGTTATATTCCCGTGATACGAAAGAACAGAGTTCTGAAGTATTTCGATACATAATAAATTATTTTCCATAACAATTTATTTAATTTTTGAACACTTTATTTTTCAATTTTTATTTGATGGTTATGATGTAAATACCATATTTTTAACTTAAAAAATTTTTTTTATGATGGTTTAGATGGACTGAGAACAAGTTTTATTTCACCGAGCATGGCTATCGAGTATTTAACAATAAGTGGGTAATCATTCTTCAAATACAATGTAACGGTACTACAGAGATTTGTACATTTAGTAAAAATAATTAAAAAGCGCAATTCAAATAATCCCTGAACAATTTCATCTGAACAATTAGAGTTAACATCAATAGATAATCCACCATTTGTTTCACCAACTTCAAATTCAACATGACCCAATTCACCGTTACCAGAGAAAATTATTTTATTTTTGGTACACATTAGTTCGATCTTATCGGTTGCTGAAGACATATCTTTGCAATATTTATGAAAATCTTGGGATGGTAAAGTAATACTGAATGGGAAATCTATAGGTTCAACTTCATATTTTTCTTCTTCCAAGTCCATTAAATTTAATTTAAAAATCTTCTTTTCTTTACGTTCACTACTTTCTAAAATAATAACTAATTTATTCATATCATCACTATCTACTTGCCATATCATAGTATCAAAATGTGACATACATTTTAGACATTTTAAAAGATTATTTAAGTTTAAGCCAACACTAAATTTATTTTTATTATAATTGTAATTATAATAATCAAATTTATCAGCATCTAATTTAGTATAAACTAAAATAGTACCGGTTTTATTAATTTCTTTAATAATAATACCACCAACTTGTTTAGTTGCAGGTTCTTCTTCGGAATCATCTGAATCATTTTCAATAAAGTTGGGATAAAAAACAAAATTTACATCTGTTAATAAAGAATTTAACGTGTCACTTAATATTTTAATAGCAGCAGTTTGAGTAGTTTTTAGTTCTAGAATAAGTACCATATATAAATTATAATGAATTAATTTCTTTAAATTAATTTTCCAAAAAAAAAATTCTAAATTAATTATATATAATGTCAAATACTTATGTACTTGTAAATCCCTATATTCAAGGTGAATTTAAAAATACCGTTAAAGCTGCTAACTCTATCGAAGCAGGAAAAATTCTTTATAAAGGACTTTCTGAACATTTCAATAATGCAGTTCCTAAATTCTACTTCACAATCCAAAAAGGTGGTTCTGGTAAAGGAAAACACTACCATTTTAAAGTAAAAGAACAACGTAAAAATGATAAAATTTCTTTTACTCTTGAACCTTATGAAGTTGTAGGTGGAATCAACCTTGATTCTTTCACAAATAAACTCAATAACTTTAAAAATAAATTTGCTCAAAATGGTGGAAAGAAATCAAAGAAAAGCAAAAAATCCAAAAAAGATTCATCTGAATCCGAATCATCATCTGAATCATCAGATGATTACAAACGTATGAGTTCATATGTTCCTGTAGTAAATCAACCATTTTACTATTGGTGGTATGATCCTGCAGTATACAGATTAGATTCATATTACGTTCCTACATTTTATTCTTATGTTACACCTGTAATTGAAATTGTATTTTAATATTAGACTTTATTTTCATCATTTTGATTGGCTAATATATAGTTTGATAAATCACTGTTGTCAGAATGTTTATCACTATTTTCTACCTGATGTTTATTAATATTTTTTGATCTAATTAAATTATCTTTACTTGGATCTACAATTTCACTTTCATCAATATATCTATCTTCTTTAATTGCAATAATATCTCTTAATAATCTTTTAGACATTGCATTATTAATTTGTTCAAATGTATTAATTAAACCAGCAATAACATTAAAACCAATACCAACCCATATTAATTCTCTATAATTATATCCAGCAGCTAAAGTAGTTGTTAAAATACCAGCTGCTTGCATTATATGAAATAAATAAATAAGAGTCATATTAGCAGTATTTAAACATTTTCTTTTTTTTATAAATGTTTGTAAATCTTCTAATTCATTATCTGAAAATATTTTATTGATTTCTAATAATATTTCTTTATTCATTTTAGTACTTTTTTTATTCATTATAATTAGAATGAAAATAATATATTTATTTCATTTTTTGATAAACATAATATCTATTCAAAAATGTAAATATTTTACTTTCTTTATCAACACCTTTTAAATCTTCATAATATTCAGCTACTTTTTTATTAAATTTATAATTCTTTGGATTTTCTTCGTGTTCAATAACATTAGTAAAATAGGGTTGATTAATATTATATAGATTAGAAAATAAATCAGTTTCAACTAATCTACAATCTGCTTTTTCCATTGTTTTATTTAATAACTCAGGTGTTACTAAATATTCCATTTCATATTTATTTTCTTGCATTATCCATGCCATATGTACATCAATTGTTTGACCTTCTTTGTTTTCTAAATTACCATTGAATTTTTTAACTATTTCAAATAATTTACGTCTAACACCATCATCATCTGTATAATAAGTAGTATATGTATCTTTACCATCTAATTTATCCATTACTAATTTAGCATCAAATAATGTTAAAATTATATAACCTCCAAATTTTAAATGATTTTTAATATTTTCTACTAAATTACTTGTTGTTTCTTTTGATTCAAATAAATAGTGAATCGCAAACATTGAACTTATAATATCGAATTTTTTATTTTTTGTAAAAGTTGTTTGAATTAATTGTTTATTTTCTTTTGTCATATTAGGTAATTTATTTTCTTGATAAGATGGCTCTAATAATGCAGAACCATCTGCTTGTATCCAAGTGACTTTACCAAAACCTGGAAATTTACGTTTGAATTCTGTATATCTAGATATAGCCCCATCAGTAGATGAATAAAGACCATAGTAATCAGTATCAATACCAACATATTCACCTACTTTTGCATGATACCATTTACCAATATCACCACCTCTACCACAACCAATATCTAAAACTAAAGTTCTGCGATATTGCGAATCTTTAAATTCTTTTAATGGACTACAATATGCATAAATAATAATAGATTTTAACCAATTGTGGTATTCTCTTAATTTTTTACATAAATTTGTAATTTTTTGGTAATATATATCTTGTTGTCTATCAGTTGTAATAACTGTTGCATTTAATCTCAATTGAAGTATCTTTTGTTGTTTAATAAAAGTTTCAGGCACTGATAAATTTTTAATTTCTTCAATAGTAACTGCTTCTTTGATAGATTTCCATGTTTTAATTGCAACATCTTTGAAATTACCATATTTCTTTTGATATTTCATTACATCTTCTGTTTTATCCCAACGTGTTCTTAATATTGTCCATCGGTATGGGTGGGGAATGGCAGGATCATTATTATATACAATTTCAATTACTGTATTATCTTGAACATAATTACCATCTTGATCACGTACTTCACCATTAATCAAAGGAAAATACGCTTCATGATTATTATCTTCTTTCATAAAAGGTATTGGTACTTCTTTATTACCAATTAAATCACCAACATAGAAGTTAGCTACTCTATAAAGTTGATTACTTTGTGTTCCTACCGAATTATCATATATTTCTAAAAATGTATTTGTTTCTATATTACGTTGATAATTTAGATAAACATCAATCGAATTAGTAATTGGTGGTTTATATTTATATATAGGATATTTATGCTCTCTTTTATCTCGTGTATATTTTTGATTCAATCCAGTAAAAATAATTCCATCTAATTTATATGATATATTTGATCTTGAATAATAATCCCAAATGATGTAAGCAAATGAATATACTTCTGAATTATCAGCTCCAGTAGGAAAGATAAATAGTTTAGGATGGAAAAAGATTTCATTTGTTTTTAATTTATTAACTTGAGTTTTAACATTTTTATAGAAATTATCTATTTCTTTAATGTAAAATTTTTCTTGTGCTGTTATATCAAATTTACCTTCAAATTCAGTACAGCAAGTATATATATCTTTATTTAGACTTTTACATACTTTATTTAGATATTCGAGTCTTATTTTTAAATTTGGTTCATCTCGCATATCTTTATTTGAATAATATAAACAATCAAAACCCATAAATATATATTTATTTTCTTCATTAAGAAAAATTAATTCACCTTCTATAATTGTATTTGATAAATCAGATATATATTTTGTTTTCTTAACATTTAAATTATTTGATATCAGATAGACAGTTTTATTATGAATAAATAATTGATACTTTTCTCCATCAGCTTTATCAGTAACACTGTAAAAATTTGGAAATTTATCAACTACATGTTGTACTTCAGCTGAAATAGGTTGCATTGAATATAATGAATTATTTATTGATTCATTAAATGCTACTAGTTTTTTATATGATTCAATAATTAAAGTATTTTCATCCTTGGTAATAATATTATCGTTACCTTCAAGTACCTTTTTAATTGTTTCTAATTCATCAATAATCATTTTACCTGTTTTATCTGTACTTTTAGTTTCTTTATTAATTGAATAATCAATCTCAATTTCATAAGATTTAATACTATTCATTATGTTATTAATATTAGAATTTAATTGAACTGTTGTAAGATCAATATTTAGTTTATGTTTATTATCATTTATGATTTCTAAACTTAATCTATTTTTATATCTAAAACAGATTTTACTAGATGAACTAATACCATTATTTAATAACATTTTAAAATCTTTTTCGGCCAGTGGTATTTCTGATGATTTTCTTATTCTAATATCTAACTGATCAATATCTATAACATTTGTCGGATCTCTTTGTTTACGAATATAAACAAAATTTTCATTTTGAGTAAATTCTGTTTGTGTTAGTAAGATTGAAAATAGAACATGATTTGATCTTTGATGAACTAAATTTAAAAAATCATTTATATTTTTAATACCTTTAATTGATACTCTAAAAAAGTTATTTGGTTCATGATCATATATTACATCTAATATAACTTCTTGATTTAATTTAAGATTATCTTTTTCACTTCTGTATTTAATATACTTTAATGTATTCATAAACTTTATAATTGATAGTTTATTATCAGGTTTATAGTTATTAAACATAACTTCAAATTCGTCATTTTCTTTTGTTTTAGATAATAAATTATTTATTTGTGTAATTTGTGCAGTTGATAACATTACCATTATATATTTATTCCTCCTTAAATAAGTATATAAAAATCAATTTTTTGAAAATAAAAATTGATCTTTATATTTTTTAAACTAAAATAAAACTGTATATGTCTAATACTAAAGATTATCTAAAGATTTATATAAAAAGTAATGATACTGAACTAATTAATAGATATCAAAATGCTATTAAAACCCATAATGCACAAAGTGAATCTATTTATGCAAATGCAGGTTTTGACTTATTTTGTCCTGAAGAATTAATATCAGAAGAACCTATTATTAAAATTGATACACACATTATTTGTGCAATGTTTAATTCAGATGGTATGCCATTAAGTTATTATCTTTATCCTAGATCTAGTGTTTCTAAAACAAATCTCCGTCTTGCTAACTCTGTAGGAATTATTGATTCTGGTTATCGGGGTAATATTATTGGTATGTTTGATGTTATACGTAATGAAAGGGTTATTAGTGAAAAATATTCACGATTACTTCAAATATGCTCACCTACTTTAAAACCGCTACATGTTGAAATTGCAAATAATATTAATTCATTAGGTGTAACCGAAAGGGGATCTAATGGGTTTGGGTCATCTGGAGTTTAAAAATATTTAATTTAATGAGTTTTATTTTATTTATTTTATTATTAATTATTAATGGAAGATTATTATAAGTTATTTGGCATTGATTATAATTCTACAATTGATGAAATAAATAATGTTTACAAAAACAAAATAATGGATTTGAAAACTCTCCCTTTTTTAACTGAAAATGATAAAAAGTATATTAAAACATTGAAAAAGGCTCATTTTATTTTTAATAATGCACAATTTAAGAAAACTTACGACAATTATATTAAAAATAAAAATCAGATTAATTATTCAGACGAAATAAGATCTAGTAAAAAAAATACTCAAAATCAAAATTATTTGGTTGATAGAATATTTAGTTTCCAATCTCAAACTAATTTTGATTTAAACCATAATGAATTATTACGACCAAAAAATGTTGGATTGAGTTCAGATGATACTCCTAATTTTGATAAACCACTTGATTATGATGAAACTACTGAATTTAAACCATTTAATTTTGATACATAATTTATACTATATAATAATGGAAAAAGAAATTATTATAAAATATTTAGAACAAGATTTAAAAAAGATAAACCAACGTAAGAATATAAATTATAAAGTATTAAATAATATTTGTAAAAAATATCATTTAACTAAAAAAGATATTGAAAATTTTAATAATCAAGAAGAATTAGCAGATACTGTTGTTGATATTATTTCAAAAGTTAAAACTTCAAATGTTAATTTTAATACTGATATTGAAAATAATACATTTATTTTAGGTTTAGTTGATAGAATTAATAAATTAGAAAAGAAAATGGAAGCTGGTATAACCGGATTAAAAGGTGATAAAGGTGATGCTGGATTAAAAGGTGATAAAGGTGATGCTGGATTAAAAGGTGATAAAGGTGATGCTGGATTAAAAGGTGATAAAGGTGATGCTGGATTAAAAGGTGATAAAGGTGATGCTGGATTAAAAGGTGATGTTGGTGAAAAGGGCGATAAAGGTGATGTTGGTGAAAAGGGCGATAAAGGTGATGTTGGTGAAAAGGGCGATAAAGGTGATGTTGGTGAAAAGGGCGATAAAGGTGATGTTGGTGAAA